GTGACGCGATCACCTACGGTGCTGACGTTTGAGGTGACGGCGCTAATGGCATTCGAAAGCGCGTTCATCCCAAGAGCAGAATTCAGCTGGGCTACCTTCTCGGACAGTTTAAAGCCGAGGTTAATGTAAGCCTGACCAGTCCATTGGTTTACCAGGAACTCAACCGTGCTCCAGCCAGCTTTCAGATCAAAGCTAACCGTATTCCAGCCTGCATTACCAAAGGCAACCCTAACACCGTTCACGTACACGGCGCCCGTATCATCAAAAACACGGGACCCTGGTGCCATAGTGATGGTGGTATCAGCATTAACCTTCACGAAGGCTTTGTAATGCGCGATCACGTAACTGCCGGCGCTCGCAAAGTCCAGTTTTGCCGCGTCAGGGACCTCATCGATCGAGATTGGCGCCTTACCGTTGATATCGCTAAAAGTCGGCTCGGTGGTATTGTTCGCCAGTTGTACGCTGTATACGCTACGCACCCACATGTTCTGGCGGCCGTTAACCATCTGGTTTGACAGCGAAGTGATGCTGGTGGACTGCGACGCAATATCTTTACCCTGCTGGGTTACAGTATTCTGGAGAGAAGACAATGCGGAGGCGTTGGCGTCGATTTTGACACTATCTGTCACATCGATGACATAGAAATCATCAAAGCAACGACTCCCGGCTGTCAAATAGTTACTCAGCGTAACCGGAAGCTTGGCTGTCTCCGTAGCCTTCCAGCGACCGGAAATCAGCGTCCAGTCGGAACCGATCGTCCCGCTATTGTACGGTCGCTCAAACACCGGCTGACCAGCGGAGTTACCGATCCGCAGTTTGTTGTTGCCTGCTCCGTTATCAGTGGTCGCTCCGAGATCCTTAACCCATACCCCGATTTCATACGTCCGACCCTGTACAAAGCTTACATACTGTCCCGGTGACACATTACCAGCATCAACCTTCAGCGCCCGTGTCCCACCATGTGGAGTGGAAATCTCAACCACACTGGTTGCCGCTGACCGTCCGGTATAACCATCCAGTCCTCGCTCAAACGACGGGTTTACGATGAGGTTATTCGGCATCGCGGCGGACGCGTCAGTATCGGCGATCGCGTTGTTCAGTGAGTTGTTCAGTTGAACGATGCTGTCCGCCTGGCTGGATGCTTTATCCTCGGTCGCGCTAACACGAGATGTCAGATCATTGACCGCCGTCGCGTCTGCTTTCTTCGCCACGTTGTTGTTTGTGGTATCAAGAGACGTTTTGAGGTTAGTGATGCTGCTATTCGCGGCAGAAATATCTTTACCCTGCTGCGTCACTGTTCCCTGCAGTGCGGTTAGCGCTGTCTGGTCGGCCTTTTTACCAACATTGGCGTTGGTAGTGTTCAGGTCATTTTGCAGTTTGGTGATCGACTGACCCTGAGTCGAAATGCTCGAACCCTGTTGATCCACTGACGTCTTCAGCGTCTGCAATGCTGAGGCATCCGCTTTATCCTTCAGGGATGATTTAAGACCGGTGATGTCCGACGCCATCGCTTTATCCTGAGTGCTCAGGGTGTCGAGGGACTTGTTAATGTTCGAAACACTGTCGTTAACTTTGGTCTCAAGAGACTGACGAGCTGTTGCTTCCGCTTTATCAGCAGCTACACGCGCCTGTTGCTCCTGGAAAATCAGGCCCGAGCCTACTTTGGACAGATCGTTACCGTCGTAAGAACCTCGCATCTGGACCGCCAGAGCATTGCGGTTTGCGGCTTCAGCTGCGTCAGCATCTACGCGAGCGGCTTTCTCATTCTGAAGTGCGGCCATGCCAGCGCCAGGCGTCGGTCGACCCACAGCAATCCAGTCAATCAGAAGATAGTTCTTGTCATCCTGACCTTTTAAGAAGTCAAAACGGAAACGGCGAATAGTCGTCGAGGCACGCCAGTCGATGTCATGAATGGACAAAGTGGCAATACCATTGGCGTCATACTCCGGCTCATCGAAAGTGATGGAACGTGCGTCACTCCAACCCTGCTCCGATGCGCCAACCCATAACAACTTCCCAGCCCATACCGGCTTACCGACTTTCTTAATGCGCAGTTTGATAAAGCGATAGGCATTTGCGTCGATTGCCATATTGTTCGGAGAACGGCATGTTGAAGTGCTATTTGCAGCTTTCAACCAACCATCGCTGGTGACATTCATCGGAACAGCGCTGCCGTCGTCCTCAGTCCAGCCTTCATTATCGGTATCGAAATACCAGATGTTCAGACTGTCAAATTGCTCGCCAGTACCAGCCGCAATCTGGGATATTTGCTGTGCCAGAGATTCGTTAGCCGTCTGCATTTGCGTGGAGAGATTCTGGATCTCAGACTGACGGTTATTCTTCTCTTGCAGCAGCCCGTCTGCGCGTGCGCGTGCTTCACTTTCAATGGTCGCGATTCGGTTAGAGGTTTCCTCAGAGATAGCATTAGCCGTCTTCGTATCAAGCGCTGAAACAGCCGCGGAACGATCGCTGACTTCTTTCTCTATTTTCGCATTGAGAGAAGAGGCTGAGTCACTAATGGCTTTTGCACGATTGCTGGCCTCCACGGCAATGGAGTCAGAGATCGCAGAAGCGCGAGTAGACGCCTCATCGGAAATAGCTTTTGCACGAGCGGAGACCTCGTCAGCAATAGCCTTACTACGGGCGTCAGCCTCACCAGAAATGGCTTTGGCGCGTTCAAAAGCCTCATTAGCAATAGCCTTGTTACGGGCGTCCACTTCATCAGCAATAGCTTTTGCACGAGCGGTTGCCTCACCAGCAATAGCGCTTGTGCGGTCGGTAGTCTCTTTACTAATTGCAGAGTTCAGAGCTTTTTTCGCTTCGTTGACGGCATTCGCGGACTCGGCGCGAGCATCATCAATCTGAGATGTCGCCTGGCTCTTCGCTTCTTCGATGGCGGCATCAACTTCTGTGGCCACGGCCTTACTGTCGATGTCGGCAATCAGATCCTGACCCAGTTCTGACTCGGTAATTTTGTTCTTCAGGAACGAAAGAACGTCGCGCGTCGTTGCGGTCGTTGCCAGTGGGGAGTTTAACGCACTGAGCATTCCACGTTTGTTGGCTGCACGTACCCAATAATACCAGGTGACAGAGTCTTCAAGACCGTTGTGACTGAAGGTTGTGCCAGATACCTTGGCAATCAGCTGCGCTTTAGACTTATCGTTGGTCTTGGATGCCAGAACCTCGATGTGATCCAAGTCAACGGAAGCCGGGTTTACCCAATTCAGAACAATTGAGCGATAATCGCCTACCGCAGTTAGACCGGTCGGGGCATCAGGCGCCGTCATGGTTCCCAGAACTTTGTAGGTGATGCTGATAGGATCAGTTTTGCGACCACCAACAGAAACAGCGTACACCTGGAAGTCGTACTGGCCGTTCTCCGCTACTCCACGAAGTTCGAACTGTTCTTCAGTTACGCGCTCAGATTTCCAGTTTGAAACATTCCCGGCATCGGAGCGGCGCCAGCTGATGTAATACTGAGCCGACTTGCCCTGCCATGTAGCGGTCAGAGAAACGGACAAGTTACCCGGAGAGGACAGATAAGTGCCTTCGGTAATCGCCAGACCTGACGGCTTTGAGAACGTTGGGTCAAGAACGGTGGTATTTTGCGGGATCAGCTGTGCGCCGCTATCAATAGCTTCGTATTTGGTCGGGTTGTTCTGAATAGCCGTGATATTGAACGACGTACCATCGTCACCCTCAGCAACGCTCACAACGCGTGCTTGTAGCGGAGTTAAGTCTGGTTGAGCAATGACCCACACTGCATCGCTTACCGGCGTCTCATTGGAGCTGAGAGCGGTTTTAAACGTGACGGTGGTGATGTTCTTCCCATTCTCCAAAATATCACGCCCAACCATTTTCCCTTCTGCGCTGAGGAAGGTGATATGGTTTCCAACTGAAGTCAGATCAACCGGAGCGTCCAGCTTGATGCTATTGGAGGTGTAGCCGATAATACGACCACTGTTGCGACGGCCAGCGCGGAATTTATCTGCGATCAGCACGATGTCGCCAGGCATCAGGAATACAGAGTCCATACCTACTGCAAAGGTGATGACGTCAGATTCCATGCGAGAGGTGTAGAGCGTCCAGAGACCAACACGATGCGCCTGGCCGCGTGAAGTACAGCCGAATGCGACTGACTCAGTTTTGCGGATGCCATAGCGTTTAATCGCTTCCTGATCTTCTACATACTCGACGCTCTGCTTGTAACCGTCCTCTTTGTTGTTGTAGGTGATAAGAGCAACGGAATAGCGATCTTTACGCGCCGAACCTTTGTAGGCAAATGATCCATTCACCACGTTGCTGTTGGAGAACAGCATCACAGGGTCTGCTGGAGAATCCTGCGTGATGTGAACCATGCCACCAGCCCAATAAACCATGCCACGGAATGCCCCTGCGATGTCCTGCACGACGCGATAAGCATCTTGGCGACTGGTAATCTGGGTGTTGATAGCGAAGCGCTTCTCTTTGCCACCGAAGCCATCATCAACGAACGCATCACAGTAGCGACCAATCTGATACAGCTCGCCGATGTTAATCATCGACTCCTGAACAAACTGACCCAGACCGTAACGAGTGTTCGTCAGCAAGTCGAAGAGAATCCACGCCGGGTTGGAGGATGATGCCAGCTTAAATGTACCGTCCCAATTGCCGTCGTAGGAGTTCGTGTCAGCGTTATAGTTTGACGGGACACGAATTTTCAAACCTTTAATCAGGTATGAACGAGTCGGCATTGAAGAACCGAACTGCTCTGAGTTGATTTTCAGGCCAACGAGCGCAGAGTTCGGATAGTTCAGGCTGGTATTGACAATCTCACCGATCGAATCGATGTAGGTGTCATCGTAGAGATAGCTGTTATCGGTATGATCTTCAGTCAGACGAATGGCACGCAGAGTATATGCCTTTGCCGGCTTCGGTAAGTCCAGAACATAACTACGGTAATAAACACCTGTCTTCTTCGCGGTCAGAGAAATGGTTGCGTTGGACTCTCCCTCTGCAACAACGTCAACAAAGCCGCCGCCATTACCTGCGTCGATCTGGAATTTAAACTGGACTGTCGTACCGTTAGTATCGCCGCTCTTTTTATCGATGCTGCGAAGTGAAGGAAACTTCATCACTACACGAACGCGATCGCTGTCAGCAGAATCCAGAGACACGTTAACCTGGCTCGTTTGCTTCAATTGACGCCCTACTGATTTCGGCGTTTCAATGAAGTCAAAACCATCGATGACACTTTGATCCTGAGAACCGTCGCGGAACCACCAGGTTACACCGCTGAAGTTGTAGGAATTGTCGCTATTCTGGAGCGGCGTGTCGTTCAGGAAGATGGATTTTGCCCCATCAATCAGACCACCGATAACACCCTCACCCAGCAAATCCAATACAGAAGCCATAGCGCGGCTGTTTACCGTGTCATTAGCCTCCACTGGCGTCCTTGAGCTACCGCCACCCTTACTGCCGCCGCGTCCTGAGATAATCAGGCCGTGCGCGACTAATTGCGAGAGACGGCTTTTTTTGAAATTTGGAACTTCCATTTATCCCACCGTTAAATCTGGTCAATAGTGATAGAGGAACTTGCGATTTGCGAGCCAACGAGAATTTCTTCGCCGTAGTTCAGCTGAACCGGGTTTCCCTGATTAGTAGTGTTTTGAGGCCCGTCGAAATAAAACGAGTCGGAGTTATCCGCTTGTCTCACTTCCGGGTTTTTTGCTTGTGGGGATAGGATCTGAGCCAGACCGCCCATCATCATGCTCATGCCGGCCACAACCAGCGCCGAGGATGTGCCTGCAGTGAAGATTTCTGTGAATGCACCAATGACCACCATCGCGGCGCCAATCGCGACCTGAACGTAGCCAAGCGTCTTCCCGCCACGTCCCTTTGGTATTGGCGTGATGCGTATTTTCTCAACATCCTTACCGGCGCCTTTCATCATGTATTCGGTTTCGTCAACCGACCATGTGGCTCCACTTTTGGTTGTGATTTGAATGTGATAACGGTCGTAAACCTTCGCATTACGACGAATCCAGGCATTTAAGCCTGGTTTGTTTGCGTCGATAAGATTGATGGCCTGCGCCGCATTTGATGCGCGGAGATGCCAGTGTCGGCCGAAGCGGTTTGCAAGTGCGCCGCCCAGCTGGACATGAACTAATTCAGACATTTTTCCTTCCCTGTTAATAACGCCCGATGACGCAAATGATGCGTAGTATTTTTCTGGTACATACCGCCGTAAGTGGCGTGACTGCTTAGCCTGTCGATTTGGTGATGCAGGATGCGGTTGTCACCAACGTAAACAGCGCAGTGATCTGGCATCTTCCCGTACTGAATGAAGAAGATGTCGCCCTTCTGAGGCTCTTCGCCATGGGCAAGACGGACGAGATTTTCATTGCGATAATTCAGGTCGAGAATGTCGTCGTCGCCCAGATACCACGACGGGATATGCAGGTGAGCGTTGGCGTTGATCTCGATATTGAATTCGCGTTTCAGATAGTCTCGACACAGCATCCAGCAGTCGAAGATGCCAAAGACATACGGTCGGCCGGTGTACGGCATTTCAAAGCCATTGGGCGTGATCACTTCCATCTCGCTTAAACGAAACTCGGCATCAATCTCCGGGTTAAGATTTTTCGTGACGGAGAAGATGAGCCAAGGTAGCTCCGTTGCCTCACAACCAGCGCGGTCGGCGTCAGAGGCCACTGGAGGGCGATCAGTGTGGCTATGCCAGATAGCCACAACCTCGCCCTCGTCTTCGGCAGCAATCACGTCTTCGTGATGCATGACAAACTCATTGGCCGGGTCTTCAGAGACGTTTCGCGCCTCAATAAAGCGATATTTCTCCCCCGATGTCTGGACGATGAACCCGCACGCCTCATTTGGATAACGGGCAATAGCGCATTGATATAGCGACTGCGTCACCGCGGAGCCGGCAATGGATTTAATATCACTGAACACGTGTTGCCCCCGGAAAGCCGCCAAAAGCGATGATCCCGTTGGCGAAGAAGTTTCGCCTGGCCTTACACGCATCGAGACGCTTGGTGCAGTAGTCGTCGCTGAGCGATGTGACCTGATTGTTGTTCTTGTCGAAGTACGGGCCTGAGTAGCCACACTCCGCTCCGCGGTATTTCCACGGGCAGCTGTTTTTGATGATCTGACGCGCAGGTAACTGAACGCCCATCAAATCAAATACACTGGACAGCTCAAATTCAACGCTATCTTTAGTTTCCAGTGTCTTCTGCTCAACGAACCAGATTTCATCAGGGAAGTGCTGAGAGGCGTCGGCGGTCGCGTTTCCAGATGGGAAGTTCGATGCGTCGAGGAAACGAGCCAGCGTGCGACGACGCGTGATTGTGCAACCAACCAGATCGTCATTTGCCGCGACTTCGGCTGAAATTGTGCCGCCATAGTTAGAGACGGTCATCTTTGGTCGAGGCAAAGAACCCGAACCCGTTTTATCGAACCCACTCGCCTTAATCGGCCATGGTAGATACTCAACTCCCTGCCAGACGACAGATGTGTCGAGATTGTTCGTTCCGGCGTGAAAGAAAAGCTTCCCGCCCGAGGTTGTTACCGACATATCAAGCTCGAAAAGCTCGATAACGGAGGATGGCGCCAACCTCTGAATTTCCGTGCGAATACTCATACTCATCCTTGAGTTAAAAACGATACCTTATATATTAATAAGTAAATACTTACTTATCAAGATTCAAAAACTTGTCTAAAGGTACAACTGATCTCCAAATACCCCGGATAGCGTTTAACAGTATGAGAATCACACACACAGATGATTTTCTTATTGCGCGGGGTCGTCCAGTAAAATGACTCAACTGCGCCGCGAGCTGTCAGAAAATCGTCGATAGCATTACCGATGCTGTAAGGTCTTTTAAACGTCAGCGCCCATTCTTCTTTAATGCGGTTAAGACCGGCTGACTGGCGCTGCTCGTAATCGTCACCAAACTTCAGAACGGTCACTTCTGGCTTTACCGTCTTTTCGGACTCAAAGTCCGGGAACCAGTTAAAGGTTTGTCTTGCCATTTTTCTCTTCCTTGAGATGCCGCCCACTTCCTGTAGGCGGCTTTGTTTTTACCTGTTGCCGTTGGTGTTTTTGTTCAGAGAACCACCAGGGCGCTTTTCCTGCGTAATCGTTTCGAGAACGATGTTTTTAATGCGTTGGGCTGCATCGTTCCAACCTTTGCCGTCCGCATCCGAGCCAGACGTTGAGCTGGAGCCGTCAGAATTAACACTGATGTTGATGGCAACCGGAGCAATTGTTCCGCCGCCGCCAATATTCCCCGTCATCGTTACTGGAATCGAACGACCATCAGGCAGAGGGACATAGGCTTCATTGTCTTTCCCTTCACCAAATAGAGCCAGCTGCGGCGAAGTAGCGATCCCGCCTTTGGAGTAAGTCTTCAGTGGAATTACACCATTTGGCCCATGATCCCACCCTTCTCAAATTTAGGAATGGGCGGAATGTTCTGACCATTGGCCTGCGTTATTCCAGACCCACCAGACCCACCAGACCCACCAGACCCACCAGCTCCACTCGCGAGGCTACCAGCCCAGACCGATGTTGCCGCGGATACCATGGACATACCAAAGTTCAGCCAACGCCCCTTCGATGAAGTCGAACTAGCCCCCATCGAAGCGAAAACAGCCGTCAAACCTGCTGCCACTGAAGATAGATTATTCATCGTCAGAATGTTGGCGCCGATTGCCTTAGTCTGATTACCCGTGGCCGTGCCAAGACCAAGGAATGACTTTGTAGAATTCCAGGCGCTACTAACCATCCCAGACAATCCGCTGTTAGCATTCTCGGTGGCCGTACTCATTTGGCTAATACCCGCGCTGGTCTCCTTCGCGGACTGACCAATGGATTTGTCACCGTTATTCACGTTAACACCGGCGCCGCCGGAGCTGACGAGACTTACGCCCTGATTCAGCATAGCCCCAGCAATGTTGCCGGTATTACCCGCACCATTACTCCCCATGCCCATCATGTTCATGAGCGGTGCTGTAATCTGCGATTTAACAATAATGCTGGCTATGTCTTTGACGATCGACCTTGCAAAATCACTGAAACTAGCCTTGCCGTCCATGATGAAGTCGGTAATCGTGTCCGTCATACCGGAGAAAGCATTACTCCACGCTGTTTCGATCTGACCTGCGACATCCTCATATCCAACGGCCAGCTTTTGAGTGGCTGTGCCGGTTTCCTCAATCAGCGCTCTGTTTCCAGAGGCAACGAGTTTCTGAATACGCTTATTGAAGTAGTCGATGTTGGCACCCTGCGTCGGGTCTTTTTCCAACTCCTTCATTGCGTTGTCGCGCAGAGTGATTAACCCGTCTAAGGAGGTTTTGTATCGCTCCCTAAAGTCGATAACATCATCTTCACGATTATTTGGTGAACCTGCTCTGATAATAGCGTCAGAATCAGGCGCCCATGTAGAAGCCATCTGTTTAGCGCCACGACGGTTCATCATCGCGATGTAGTCTTCTGACAGACTACTCAGCTTAGCCAGATTCTCCTTGGCCTTGTCGATACTCTCCTGCGAAATCAGCTCAGAAGGGCTGGCTTTGGAAAGCTCCACCAGCGACTCTTTGGTTTTATCCAAAGTCTGTCTGAACGACACGACGGTCTTTGAGCCACTGCCCATCTGCGCGATCAGCTGCTCAGATTTTTCCAGAGCCTTGTCATAACCATCGGCTGTCTTTTTCTGCGCACGCGCCTCCTTTTCTGCAGCAGCGGCAGTTTTCTTGCTCGCTCGCTCGGCGGCGGCGGCAGCGCGTTCAGAATCCTTCTCTTTTGCATCGGCAAGCCACTTCGAAATAATAGCCTGGTCTTTCGCTGAAGCCTGTTCCAGCTTGATGCCTTCACCCAGAAGTTTGCGGATTTTAATGTCCGCCTTCATCTGGTTGTCGCCGACTACCGGATTATTCTCGACGTCGAACATGAGCGAGCCATCGGCATTGACGCGCTGCCGACTTCCCTTACCTTTCTGTTCGGACAGATAGCCACTTTCTAACTTACTACTTGTCTTCGCCCCTGAGCCGCCAAGTGTCGTTGTCCCGTCAAGTCCCGGAATCCCTTTACGACTATCAGCCGAACTCTTAGCGAGGCTATCCATTTGCTCAAACCGCTCTTTTGCGATCTTCCACGCCTCTGATTGGCCTGACAGCTGCGCCTGCATCAAACTGCGTTCTGACTCGGTCAGTTTTGGATTTTTCAGCCCTTCTACGAGGTTAGTAACTTCCTTCCCGAGATTCGATACGACAGTCTGCATTTCGCCAGCGGCCTGCTGATAGATCGCCGTCTGAGCATTCCTGTCCTTTTCGTTAATCTCCCTAATTTGAGCGTTTTTCTCTTCCCGAGACAGCTTGTTGTTTGACTCGATGGTGATGCGTTGCTGGCTGTTCTTCGCCATATCACCTGCTGAGTACACCGCCATGTTTTTATTGAGGGTGTTTTCTATGTTTTGCAGACGATTATTGACAACATCAGTCGCCAACTGTCTTTTCTGCGCGACATCCCCCATGCCGACAGTCTCTTTATAGCGAGAAATTTCAGAACTTAACTTCTCAATATCCGCCTTCAAGTTCTTGGCGTATGGGCTTTCCGATGTAAACATCGTCTTGCCATCTTCGATCTGCTTCAATAAACCCTGTTTTTCTCGCAGATCGTCTTCTTTGCTTTGGATATTCGCTACAATTTTGGCACGGTTTGCGGCATTCATTGCCTGTGGGATTTTGCGGATCTCTTCGACGGTTTCTGCTGTCTTATCCTTCAGTAGCGACATGACATAGATAATGCCGGAGACGGCAACCGCAACGGCGGTCAGAGCTGCGCCAATCGGGTTTGCAACGATGATCGCCGTCAGACCAGAGAACGCCGTCTTGACCGCCGTAATTCCGCCTCTAATGGCAAACAGAAGAGACGGAGCAGTCCCTAAACCGAGTCGCGAAGCACGGCCAAAACGAGTCACTGCTGTAGATAGCAGATCAAAGGGTGCCTGCGTTGCTCGCACGGCGCTACCCAGAACAGATCCCATCTGACTACCGGCCGTGACGACGCCCAAAATTGAGGATCGAAGCAGCTTGAAGCCGACAAATGCGGCAATCGCTTTACCAATCTCAATCAGCAGTGTTTGGTTTACGGTTGCCCATTTAGCCATTGAAATAAGGCTATCGACCACCGAACTCAGACCACTCCCCAACCCCATTGCGAGCTGGCTTCCGCTCGCGCTGTTAAAGAATGACGACGCTTCTTTTAGAGCATTAGTGATTGATGTCAGATAACCGGCATCACCCACCTTTTTAGCGAACAGAGTGAAAGATGTCTGCATCTGAGCCAATGCGCCGGTATAGGCTTGCATAAGGCTTTTCGCAGCGCCGCGGTTCTGGGCATCAAGACCGATAAACAGCAGACGCAAGCCCTCTTTCGCAGACACTGTGCCTGTCGAGATCTGCTTGGTCAGCTGTGACATTGTCACACCAGCAGCATCGGCCATTGCCTGCATTGCCGTTGGCACAGCCTCACCTAATTGCTGACGAAGCTCTTCCATCGAGATAACGCCCTTACCGGACATTTGCTGAATGGCAACGGCAGCTCGGTTCAGCAGCTCACTGTTTCCACCGAATCTTGCGACTGAATCGATAAGCGTCTTCCATGACCCATCGAGCGGGTCAAGCCCTGCAGATTTGAATTTGACGAACGAGTCCGTCAATTCTCTCATCGCGAACGGCGCAGACCTGGCTGTATCGATGATGAATTGCATTTCATTAGCGGCTGACGCTTTCGGGTTGGCTGCGTTCTTGTTCAGACCTTGAAGAAGGATCTCCATCTTCTGCATTTCTGCAGCGGCTTCAATGATCGGCTTTTGCCAAGAGAAGAGAACATCTGTAACCAGACGAGCGGCATCCCCAACTTCGCCCAGCATGAAAATGTTTCCACGAAGGCCACTAAACATGCCTCTGTCATGACCGCCGCCAGAGCCACTGCTGCGCCCAGAGCCACTGCTGCGCCCGGAGCCACCGGCATTTCCACCGCCTACACCGCCGCCGCCGAGGATTCTTCCGTTTAGACGGGATTGCCCTCGGATAACATCATCCATCCGTTCTCTGACGTTTTTGAGGCCATCTGCGGCTTTGTCCGTCGTGCCTTTCCACCGATCAAGAATTTTGGTGGTATTCGATAAGCGACGATTAAGCGATGTGGTGGTGTTACCCATACCAGCAGCATCTGAAGAGAACCCTTTTGCTGAGCGACCTGCGTGATCAGCGAAGTCAGCAAAGTCCATTAACTCGGATTGTGCTTTCTTCAGAGAATTGGTGAGAGAGCCTAACTTTGTACTCACCTGGTCTACTCGACCAGAGAACACACTCAGGCTTCGGTTGATAGCTGCGATGTTCTCGCGGATGACGCGAAGACTTTGGCCAGCCAGCTCAGTGCCGGCCGCAAAATCCTCCATCTTGTTCGCGCCTTTGCCGAGAGAGACGCTTAGAACTGAAAATGAACGGCCTGTGGCGACGACAGACCGTTCAAGAGAGGACATTTTTTTGGAGTTATTAGAGGCCGTTTTACCGAATGTCTCTAATAATTTTCCCGCGTTTTTAATTGACGCTGAAAACTCCTTGTCATTCAGCGTCAATTTAAAATCTACAATATCGGACATTCCCTTATCCTATTTTTCCAAAGATTTCCATTAATTGCTCTTTGGCGTCAGGGTCTGCTTTGACTTTCGATGGATCGTAGACTTTATCGGTTACGACTGGTCTTCCTATCCGGTATTGCAAACCCTCCATGAACGCCGTAGCGTCTTCCGCCCCCGCCTGTGCTACTCGTGACACCTGGAAACCTCTCAGGTCGTCTTCGGCTTTTAGACGGTCGATGTTGCGGCTTAGCATCCAGAAGGTTGCCAATGGCAGCATCAAAACTTCTCGCGGCGAAATGGCGTAATAAGCAATTACTCGGCTGAAGTAGAATCCGAAGTCGATAGATACAGTGGCGACACCGGATTCTTCGCAGGAAATTACTTTACTTCTTCACCTGCAGCGGCTTCGTTCTCTTCATCCGCCTGTTCCATGGCAAAGGTGAAGATCTGCTGAAGCTGAGGAATACTCAGACGATTGATAACTTCCTGCGGAACGTCTGGAATAACCTCAGCCACCAGACTGGCGTATGCCTCAACCTGATCCAGCATGGACATCGACTCGATGTCTTTACCTTCGAAGGCTTTAACTTTGGCAAACAAACCAACGGTCATTTCTGCAATCGCATAGGTTTTACCAGCCAGTTTGATTTCTTTTTTAGGCGGAAGGATGGAATCCAGATCCAGTAACTTAGTCATTTAAAAATCCTTTTAAAACAGAGGGTCGTCATGACCCTCTAAAATCTGCAATTAAGCGGTTACAGTTACGGTGACTTGTGAGGACACAATCGCACCGTCCTTCGTGGTAAACGTAATCTTCGCAGTACCCGCTGCTACACCTTTCACAACGCCGTTGGCGTCTACAGTTGCAATCGCTGGGTTACTTGAAGTCCATGTACCACCTTTTTCATCTGCGGTTGACGGGGCAATCGTCTTAGTCAGCGTCGTTGTCGCTCCAACTCTGACTGACGCCGAAGCTGGCGATACAGTCACGCCCGTCACTTTTACTTTGGGGCCGCGAGAGTCCCCAGCACGCCGGTGTCATCCGGGTACGCATTGAACTCAACAGAGAACACGCGAACATCATCCGACTTATAAGCCATGGTGAAATTACCACCGGTAGCGGCTTTCGGCAGGGTCAGAATGAAGTCAGTGCCATCTTGCGGGGTCAGTACCAATTCCTGAGCAACGTCAACGAGGTTGACGCCCTGCGCCGATTTGATGCTCAGCGTTTTGGTGTCGGTTGACATGCTAGAGCCAGGCATCAGGTTAACCATGTTCGCAAGCACGCTTTCCGCCAGCGGTACGGTTACTTTGATGTTACGACCCTGAATCAGCTCGGAAATCGTGGTCTGACCCAATTGGTCAACGGTCACTTTCAGGGTTTCGGTAGAGACTTCCACCTCCACACCGCCCTTTGTGTAACCCAGATCCGCACCTGCAAAGGTCACTGCACAGGCGCCTAGTTTGATATTTTTTACATGGGTATTAGCCATTCTTGGTAAACTCCTTTTACCGGTTTCGTCATCTTGACGGTTAGTAAGTATATACTTACTTATTATTTGTTTACAACATATAACCAGCAAATTCCACTGGAAGGCCGATCTCGAACATCGCCCCATCATTACGCGGATAAACGACTGGCAATGTCATTGGTCGCAGCATCTTGAAGAAAACACTACCCGAAGAGATCTCTTTTGCTGGCAGATGCGCACTAATACTCTGCATTTTCCTCTGTGCGGCTGATAGAGAAATATCACGCACAACAATCAGCACTGAGTCCATATAGAAGCCGGCAAGTTCATGATCGACTTCAATGCCGCTGGTTGGTGAAGTCACCATCACGGCGCTTTTAGTATCTTGTGGCATTGCATCAGCAAAAATAGTGGAGCCGACTTTGCCAATCCCCATCTTCGCCAAATACAAAGCCAGACCCTCTACAAACATCATCGTCTCCTTATAAACCCTGCTTTCCTGGCTGAGTTTTCTACTATTTCAGGAAACCGCTTTCGAATGTATTCGACGGCTCTTTCCATGTACCGACGCCCGACGTTAACCCGTCGAGTATCTACCGGCCCCTGTGTCATCTGCTTCAGAATAGAACCGGCACCGAGGCTGTATTTGTGCTTTTCCATATAGATCGCATAATCACCAACTGTAGTGCCGGGTTTAACCTTCACCGCCCCACTGCTCTGTCTTGGTCGGCTTTCATCAACCTTCATTTCGATGTGCAAGCTGTCGTAACCAGTCTTCACCACGCGAGCAAAAATGGCACTTTCAAGAGATCCGGTTTCCATCGGGGCCATTGCTCTTGCCATTCTCTGAGCGACATTAGCCAGCTTTGCCATTTCAGAAACAAGTACGCGTTTATAGGCTTTCTGGCTGTTACTGAGACGACTCTGGGCCTTCTTCAGATTCAGCGTGTTGATGTTTAAACCCATATATTCGCCCCGACTTCATAATGCCCCGGACGGCCGCGCAACCCCCATCGCTGGTGGATGCTTTCGACTCGCATTTTTTTGCCGTTAACGATAAGCACATCCTCTTTGGCGATCGGCGCCGACAATGGCACGATAAAGACCGCATCAAACAGCGCAATCTCCGCCTTGCCACGGCTTGCGGAACTATCAGCACGAACAGACGTTTTATCGATACTGTCAACGAACGAAACTACGCCCATCTTTATCTGAGCAGCGAACTCGTATTTCGCCTCTCCGTACAAGTCCATACCACCCTTCTTGTACAGAGCACCCTCAACCTGCCAGGCAATATCCATTTGACCCGCCTTACTGTCTGCGAACGATGACGCGGTTATCCATGTACTTCAGCAACATTCTCCACGTCGTTTTGGCGACAATAGAGACAGCGCCTTTACCCTGGCGGTAAGCCATGGTCGTTTCACCAATCGACTCAGAGACGATCCCATCCTCACGCGCACGCTGAATATCACTGCCGCCGGCAATCTCACTGGCTTCATTCACAACGGCCAGAGCAAGTGCGTTCCGAAAAGCTTCTGGAAACTCCATAAAGTCATCGTCGGTCAGCTTATCCCAATCAACAATGTCGGAGGTGTACTGACCAGCCCAGCGGAAAGGCAGAGTCGACGTCTGAAGCATATTCTGAGGGCGATCATAGTCATCCCAATCCATGCCGTAGATCCGACGAATTGAAAACGACATCGACTTAATGCGCTTCGTCGCCTCTATCAGCTGGCGTCGCAAGTCCCCTTCGCCACCGGTTAGCAAACTTCCGCCGTTAAGCATGTCGATCGCCTGCAGCTGCGCTTCGCCAATGGAGATAAACGACTGCTTCGGGACAGACAGCTCAAAACTGCGTAAAACGATGTACTGCTGCTCTTTGGTAATGAAAGCGCCACCTGCATCAACTGACAGCGTAACGCGTCGCAAATCGCGTTCACGCTCACCCAGAGCGTTAATCGCCCCAGGGACAGTGACAGTGACGAACATCTGCCCATCAGAGACAGGGACATCGACGCCGGACGTGACGATATTTCCGCTGGCGTCTTTCACAGAGTAACTGGCTGAGGTAGCGCTCATCACATCGAGAGAAAAGCGTAACGTGACATCATCCCCGTCTTTATAAACGCCAAGCTGCTCCATTACACGCCGCCTTGTGCTTTCAGAATGCCGTCAATCATCTCTACGATGCCTTTGGCCTTCACGCCCATTACCCCACCAATCAAACGCAGACCCGCGATCCCTTCACTATCAGCGACAGCCTCAAGCTCTTCACGCGTGTAGATCTGAACACCAGGCTCGACAGTACCGCGAACGAGATTGGTCACTGGCTCTGCGGCATATTCCTTAACGGCCTCAGCATTAACGGAGTATCGCTCGCTATAAGCGCCAGCTGCCGAAACATTGCGGCCATCAACGGTTTCCGCACGCATCGACGCGCAGATACGCTGCTGATCCACAAACGGTAGCTCTTCGACAGAAACACCATCTTCGAACTGAACGCCACAAAGCAGACCGGTGTATCCCTTAAAGGTCGATTCCAGCAACTTCACTTTTGCACTTTTCATTTTCTATCCCTGAATGTGGGCGCCATATGACGCCCTTTTGGTTAAACTTGGACTGTCTCTGGATTGTTTACGGTGATAGCCGCTTCGCCGAATACAGAGCCGTCATTGGCTACCAGACGAATCTTCACACTGCCTTCAGCGATACCCGTCACCAGGCCAGACACATCGACGGTCGCAATGCCGGAATCTTCAGTAACCCAATGGTAAGAGCGGTCGGTGGCGTCATCAGGCTTAATAGAGCCTCCCAACTGAACCGTATCACCCACCAGCACAGTCGCCGTCTTCGGGGCAACCGTTACGCTCTGGACGTGAATGACAGCGGCTGTATCGGCGTGTGGCTTAGACTTGAAACATGCAGTCAGGCGATTCTGGCGATATTCGGTCATCGGCGCGTCAGACACTGATTTGGTAAACGACGTGTTAAACATCGTTCCGGTAAAATTAGCGAACTGCTCGTCCGTGATTTCCATTTTTTGCTCAGGCATATCCTTCCCTCAAAAAAAAAGGGCGGGCGCAAGCCCACCCATTGACTAAGTAAGTGTTTACTTACTTATCTGATTAAATCTTAACGCCGCCCAGAGCTGCAATGGCTTTGTCATGCTTGTTAACCAGACCGGTGTACCACTTAACACGGGTACGGGTTGCGTCTTTATCCTGAACGGTGCCGATGGACTCGACAACGATACCGGCATTGTCACCGCCGTAGATACCGGACAGGCCGTTCTCTTCGGACATGTGCAGGCAGTAAATCGGAGCCGCGCCGTCAGTAACCGGGATAAAGTCGTTCACGATGAACGGAATGCCGTTGTGGGTCAGCATCGGACGACCGAAGTTTTCGACCATGATTTCACTCGGGCCGGCGTTCACGGTACGCAGCAGCGCACGGTAAGCACGCAGGTGCTCGGAACGAACCATCAGGCAGTCAGCGCCCAGATCTTTCACAGCATCGACGAGTTCGTCCAGCATGGAGAAGGTCATGGAAGCGTTAGCCGCGATGTGCTGGTCAGCAGCCATCAGCTTAGCAATGCCGTTAAAGGATTTCGGGTTGACGGTTTCATCACCCTGGATCAGATTGCGGCGGAATGCGCGAGCCAGACCTTTAACTTTCGCGCGGATCTGAATTGCCAGCTGGCTGTTAGTGTCATCCATGGTGGTAGCCAGGAATTTATCAACGTCCACATCGCCGGCCATAATACGCAGTTTAGCGGTATGCTCGGTGAAGGTCGCCGCGCCTTCCGGGATAACTTCGTTCACGTCGATGAAACCGGCTTCGGACAGAGTCGCTTCGCGGTTATACAGGTACGCTTTGCTGTTCACTTTGAAGAACGGCAGGATTGCGAACAGGTCATCACGGTCGATAATCGTCTCGATTACGCCCTGCTCCAGTTCGTTATTACTCAGCTTTTCAGCTTCTTCACGCAGTAAAGGCATCTTTCATTTCCTTATGATTAAGATGTTTGTTACTTGTTCAATTTACCGATGCCGGCGGTCAACTTATCCAGTGTCGACTTTTTGGTTTCGGTATTCAGTTTCGGTTTGGTGGTGGTTTTGGAATGAGCACCCTGTTTCGCTTCACTGCGCAACAGAGCATCAGCCTCCGGGTCAGCACGCAGAATGCGTTCAATCGCACTCTCAAATGCCAGCGGGTTGCCTTGACCATCAACCAGAACCGCACGATCTTTCGCGCCAGCTGGTTTGTCGTAACCAACTACCTGACCGTCTTCGCCAATTTCGAAGTGAGAGCCGTAGATAACGCGGGCTTTTGCCGGAGTCATCAGGACTTTTTCACGCAGGAATGGGGACTCCCCAAACGAAGTACCGATGGTTTTCTCAACCAACTTGTTCTTCATACCTGCGATTTCAGCTTCGAGTTCAGCAATACGAGCGTCGCGACCTTCCAGGTCTTTTCCGTGTGCTTCGATCATCTGCTTTTTCACAGCGTCAAATTCACCGCGGCGCTCAAGCTCCTGACGCTCAGCGTCTTCGCGAGCTTTTTGAGCAGCGGACTCGGCTTGAACCAGCTCAAGCGCACGCTCCGGTGCGATATCGCCGTACTTAGCCAGTTTTTCTTTCAGAGTTTGCTCGTTACTCTTGCGCTTCATGCTCTCTTTCAGCAGAGACGCGGCGTTTTTACGCTCTTCACGAACCTTAGCGATCAGCTCTTCAGCGCTCAGACCTTCCAGATCGTCAGCTGTAGTTTCGCTCTTATCGCCTTTGTCTTCCGGTGCGGCGCTCTTGTCTTCGACAGATGCTTCGCCACCGCCGCCACCTAACTCTTCTTTACCTGCAACATCCATATACCCGCGATGGGTATTGGTCAGCTGCATCCACTGCCATAATTTCATTCGTAAATCCTTTTATTCGTCATTACCCGGTTTCTTGGGTGATGGTTTCCCGGTTCCTTGGGATTTTTCTTGCCCATTTTCTCGGGCCGTATCTTTATCATAAGTAAGTGCTAACTTACTTTCAAGGGCCAAGGCGTCATTTTTTGGAGGAAATTGCAATAAATCTTTCTCAATATCCTTCATTTTGTCTTTGGAAAGATTCGGGAAGATTTTATCGATAAGGATTTCCATCTGATAACGACGGACAGAATCTGGCGCTTCCAGATCTTTCAGGTTGCTCGCGACTTCGAATTCATCAACCAGTCCACGGATGTCGAAACTCTCCGGGTACGTGACCAATTCTTCGCTCTCTGGCATCTTCTCACCCATCCATGCAGTTACCAACGTCATCAACATTTCTTCGGCTCGCTGCAGGCGACTCGATTTATTGATGAGTAGACTATTTACTCGCTGGAAGTCATACAGTTTGGCTGCGCCGCTGGAGTTGTCGATACCCTTTGCGTTGTCCTGCTTCGTGCGCTCTCCGGCAACACCAACAGAGTGATAAATCTCGTTGATGATCTGCTGGACGGTCGAAATGATCATGCTCGCCTGTTTTGGGTCTGGCGACAGATAGAAAGGCTGGGCGCCATTTTCACCGTCATAGGTGAAAACGCGCTTCGTGCCAAACTCCAGCACTTTTTTGTGATTCTCATCACCAGGCAGAAGAGACTGAACCGGGATGGCCAGCTGTGAGAATGTCTGATCCTGAATGATGGCATCAAGGTTAGACAGATAGTTGGCAACAGCCCGGTCGAGATAGGCAATATCGTCAATCAGTGATGGACTGAAGTACGGCGATTCGCTCTGACCCATACAGTCAACAGGGAAGACAGGAACCATGCCGAGACCGTGCTCTCCAGTATCTTCCAAAACAACTTTCGTTCTACTACCTGACCGCTGCCCCTTGCGATCTTCGCGGAAAAGATACCAGTGGTCTTTCGTCCATAGACGGTAACGCAGAAACTCTTTACCCGATGAGGTGAAGGGGTCAGCGTCGTCGCGGCTCACTTCGCAGATCAGAATCCAACTCAGATTCCCCTCTTCATCCCAAGCACAGTCCAGCATCTGCTGAGGTGAAACCCAATATGCATAGGCACGGCCATCAGACTTTTTCTGGTCTTCTTTCGACTCGATGTCGCCCGATACGGTGCTATCAACAACCACCCAGATACGGCCATAAATTGAAGACTGGAGGTCTACTTCAACCATAAAATCATCAATGTTCATATTCTGACGGGTTGCTCGCTTCCAGAACTCCTTCACTGACGGCGGGGCATCATCCTCGCAGCGCTGAATGTCCTCTTTGAACAGATATTTATTAATCAGATTCACGACTTCGCGGGTATGGTTAAACCGGTAAGCGCGTTCCAGACGCTCCTTGAACTCGGCATCACCCTCCTTAAAGTAGCGGAAGATGTTATCTTTAAACCAAGTGCGGCCACCGGCGTAGGTGGCTGCGATAAAGTTCCAATGAGCTTTTCGTAGCTCATAATCAGGATGGCGGCGATTCACCAGATCCTGAATCATTTTGTTCGACAATTCCATTTGTCATATTCCTATGTTAGTAAATACTTACTTATCTTGATCCGCCAAGAATAACACGAGTTTTAACCGGGAAGCGACGGTGAATTGGATAACCCAAGGCATCGGCACTGTGCTCGACGTTACCTGTTTTATCAATGTCTCGGCCGCCAGGCTTATAAATCACCTTCTCAAGCGATTCAATCAGGTGCTTGCACTTCGGGTCTATGTATAGACGAACATCGCCTGAAGCGGTCAGAAGCAGACGGTTCACGGCGTTAACACGGTCAGCGATTGGCGGGTGCTTCTTCGGGTGATCCACTCGCATGAACCCCTTCTCCTTGAAGATGTCCACATCAGACTCACCGCGAGCGTGCTGTCGATATGCGCCGGCCGGGTCAGGGAAAACCGTAACCTGGCTTTTCTGGCGCCAGTACCTTCTCTCCAGCTCATCACACACCTCTGAGGTGTTGGAAGAGAACAGAACAACCTCATCAATCGCCCAGACCTCACCATTGGGTTGCGGTTGCAGGATCACCGAGGACATGGGGTCGATGTTGAAGTCCTGACCAACCCAGATTGGCAAACGCGGATTGAACTGTAGCGGCCTGACATGCACGTTGCGATCGAACGGGTAATATACGCGCCCAGACATGTTTTCGAACGACGCAAGGTACTCCTGCGCGAACGATTTAGGGTCCATATCGTTCTTCGCCGCTTCGATCTCGCTGTCTGGTACAAACGGGGAGTCCGCCGTCACAAATTGCCAGCTCTTCCACAAGCCTTTCGCTTGCATCTCAGGGTTCTGACCTATCATGAACAGCTTATGGAACTCAGAGAATCCCTTTGGCGTACCGATGATCAGCGCACCGCCGCGCGTAGATGACAGCGTCGGTCGAAGCACCTTGTACCAGGTGTCCGGCTTCATGTCCTGAAACTCGTCAAGCACGACAAAGTTCAGCGCAACACCGCGAAGCGTATCCGGCTTATCTGCACCCTTCAGTGCGATTTCACTACCGTTTTTCAGGACGATAGTCATCGTAGTGTCGTTCTTTTTCGCAATCCATTTGCGAGGCAAAACTTCCTGCAGGTCGTCCCACAGGATCTGACGTGCCATCTGGTATGTCGGCGCGACGTACCAAACGCGCTGCTTACGATCGGCAGCGGCGGCTTTGATAATTTTGGAGATCGACAGACGAGATTTACCCCAACGTCGACCGGCGCAAACAACCTTAAAACGATGTGGAGACTTGAAGACCTTCATCTGCCCCGAATGCAACTGAACCAGACTCAGGGATGATGGAATAGCCATTATTCCTCCCCCTCATCGTCTACATCAGGAAGGTACAGTTCCTCTTCATCGACAAGGTTGTCCTCGTCCATTTTTTTAAGCTCATCTACCTGGGCTGAAGTCAGCTCGCCGAACACAAGATTCGGGATTTCGTCAGTGATAACGTCATCTTTTTCCAGACCGAGAGCGCGGCTCGACACGTCGAAACACTTCTGAACGACAGCGGCAGCACGCTGAAGAGCCTTGATATCGTCTTCAACTAAACTAAGTGAGCGACCCTCCTTCTTGGCGGTGGCGATCTGGTTAATGGTGAGACCGCTCAGCCATATTGCCCACTTGTCATATTCTTCTTTCCTGCTTTCTACTTTTTGCGCTCGCGCTCGCGCACGAATTTCCGCATCCGACTTTAACGATTCGCGGATCATCTCCCCGACACTGTCTGAGCCTTTAGCGATACCTTTCTTTTTGAAGTACCGCGAGAACGTCTCAGAGCGAGTCCCGTACTCTTCTTCGAGCATCGATAGGGTGTATTCGCCTGAGCGCCACTTAACCTCAATCTCTGCCCATTGCGCCGGAGACAGGCGCGGTTTTTTTGCGGATTCTGTCATAGTTCCCTCTACTACCACTCGGCATCTTCCTGACGCCTTAAAACAATTTGTTTTCTGGTGGTTATATGTTTAAAAAACACACAAAAAACACTAAAAAGAGAGCCTGGCTCCTATATATTTATATATTCTGAAGTTCTTCTTTTAAAAACATACAGAATCAGGCATTTAAACTACCCCAGCAGCATTTTCGCTTTTGCTCGACCAAGAATAGTCAACCCCAGCGTGCGACGTTGATGCAGCGTTTCGCCCCGCGGCCGGCAGTCGTGCTTTTCAACCAGACCTTTCTTGATCAGCGCACGCAGCGAAAACTGAATGCTCTGTTTCGTTGTGCGATAGGGCAAAATCTCCAGCAGCTCGTCCAGATCGAGAAGATGTCCACGCTCATAGCCGAGATTCAAGGTTTTGATGACGTCTTTTTGTTTAGAAGTCAGGTTCATAGTGTGTCCTTACAAAATTTTCGTTAAATCCAGCGGCGCATCCAGCGGCTGGTTATCAAATGCGAGAAGTGGCAGAGCGTCAGGCAGCTGACGTCCAAAATCCGGGTTCCGATACACACCATAGAGCGGACTGGTGAAACTCAGCGTGTGAATATCCTTCAGAAGCTTCACAATGCTCGCTTCGTCCGTCAGTGTGTCTGCAATGTCCTGAACAGTCGTCCCGCGGTTACGTCCAGCTTTCGCCAGCGACGAATTTTTGTGGTAGTTCGCAACCAGATCATGCAATGCACGTTTCCTGCGCCCCTCCGCCATTCTCAGCAGTTCTTTCACCACAGACTCGTTATCACCAGGGTCAGCTCTAAAATGGCGCTGGAAGACTTTCAGAGCGCTTTCGTAGGACTTTGGTCTTTCTGGCTTGATGAACTTAAACCCTGCTTTCATAGCGAATGGGTTGTACTTGCTCATTGACGACTGAATTTCGAGGATCGGCTTGTCGTGCATACGACAAACCATATTCATGAAACGATACGATAAGCCCAGACCACGATACTGCGTATCGGCTACCAGACGGCTGACGACGGCGAATTCCTGATTCACACGCTTACCCCAAATCTGGTTCGCCTCACGCGTATTTGATGTCGGTTTGATATCCGGGAACATGCGATGACGCGGCGCCAGTAGAAGTTTCGGGTAAGCCATGACCAGAACACCGATGAGACGGCCGTCCAGCTCAGCTCGGTAATAAGACGGGGCAAAAGGTTTACCGTCAGTTTTGTAATGCAAGCCTTTCAACGTATTCCAGTCGTCTACCGTGCCTTTCTTCACAACTATGCGTTCCATGAAGTCCAGGTGGCGCGGGAACTCTTCAGGCCGGTGGCGTTTGATAATGATGTCGGTCATCTCTTCACCACCTTCTTGACACTGCCATAAACTCCGCGACGGATGGAATGCGGATCTCGGGTCACGATGGCTTCTACTGGAGGTAAGCCACCTGCTTTTTTATCAGCCTTGAATTGTCTGAATGCAGCATCCAGCTTCTCGGCGATGTACCCCTGCAGATAGGTAATGGCCTCCTGATCGACCAAATGAACGCCGTGCGATTCTGCGGTCGACATGGCAACATGCAGCGCCTCATGCCATAACGTTTTTTCGTCCCGGACGTCAGGCAGGAAAACGCCGTGAACCGAACGGTCTGCTTCGAAGTAACCCATATCCGTCACCCAGCCACCAGCGTCGCCGATAAACTCGCTATCGTCGACGCCGTAAAGCTGCTTCATCGTCTCGACATAATGATCTGCGCCAAATACCACAACGCAGCGACTGTAATACGGGGCCACACGGAAACCATATGCACCGTGCGCACGCAGCCAGTCTTTCCACTCTTCTTCAGTGGTAAAACGGCGCCTCAGCTGGGCGCCCTCATAAATCGGGAAAACCTTGTTATCAATGCTCATAATCCACCTTCACACGCTCTTTATAGTGTTTGGTGATCTGCACTGATGGGCGCAGAGCATTTTTAAGGTCTTCATGCGTTGTCGCAACAATGACCGTCGCGCCGACAGCGCGAGCGGCACGCTGCAGATTGGAGGCAACAACCTGGGCAGTCACTCGATCCAAAACCGCGCCAAATTCATCGGCAACCCAGACATCTGCGCCGGATTCGATTAACTTGGCGATTTTGAGACGATACTTCTGGCCGTCAGACATCTCTGACGGCTTTCTGACGAACAGATAGGCGTCATTCAACCCAGCCATAGAAAGCAGCCCCAGCGCGTCGCTGGTGGTCTTCCCTAACTGATCGATAACGTTGGTGTCGTCAGCAAAGACAAAGTCGTCAATTGACGCAACGCGCTGGCCGGCATCAGCCATCAGACGCTGCAATTCACGAAGAACAACGGATTTGCCGGAACCGGACTGACCGGTCACGTAAACTACGTCACCGCGTTCGATATCCAGTTCCAGATTGTCATAAAGCGTCCACGCCTTTTCGTCCAAACCAAGCCCGAAAGATTCGGCGATCTCCAGCGTGCGGATCGTCTTATTGACTCGCGTGTTGAAGGAGACGTTGATGACGTACTTACTCATACTCGGCCACCTCTTCGGAAATCTTCTCCGCAAAGGCAATAAAAGCGGCTTCTCCCATCAGACCGGTTTTCTCTTCCATGTGAGCGAGCAAATCACCAACAGCGATCGCGCAACTGGTCGGGATGTCTTTGAAACCCAAAATGTCGATGATACGAGTTCGGCCACCAGCAACTTCTTCCGTTATCGCTTTATGCTCTTCGCGCTGACGTTCAGCCTCTTCGTTCAAGTCGTCAATCAACGTATCGTCGGCCATTTTTTCGGTCAGGTCTTCGATAAATACCTTCAACTCTCGATCATCAAAGCCGTAGATCTCAACGTCTTCATCCTGAAGTAGTTCGTTTAGCTCTTCCTGCATACGAATGGCGTCATAATCGATACTGGCTAATCGGTTGTCTTCGAGACGTTTCGCCCGAACAGCACTTTCTGACAGATCGTCACGAACAATGACAGGCACAAGAGCTAAGCCAGCCACCAGAGCCGCTTCGCGACGACCATGGCCGGTAATAATTACACGATGCTTGTCAACGGTGATTGGCTGGTCGAATCCACGACTGACGATGGCTGCAGCCAGGTCTTTAATCTGGCGCTCGTCGTGCTTTTTGGCGTTTTTCTCATACGGAATGAGAGTGCGCGGGTCGAGGTACTGAATTTCAAATGACTTTTTCATCGGTTACATCCTTGTAATATTGAGTTAGCCACACCAGAGCCTCGCCAGCGTCTTCCATTTCGCTGCCGGTTTTAATCCCCTGCTCTCGGATGATAGTTTTGATGACTTCTGTCACGCTCTCTGCTGTATCAAATGACACTTTGAAGCGCATGGTCTGGTGCTCAACACCTAGACGCTCTTTCTTCTCGCGAGCATCCGGCTCGGCGGCATGGTCTTCTTCCTCGCCCAGCATACTCAACTCTTCGAGATCGACACTTGACTCACGCGCCAGCGTTTCAGTCATTTCCTCGTCATACGGGGCGATGTCTGCCAGTGAATAGTCAATTTCAGTCTGAATACTCTCAATAAGGCGCTGCAGCTCGACGGCATCATCTTCACCGTAGCGCTCATTATCAACCAGTGACATCTGCTTGGCGGTATTGTCGTCAATCACACCGACGGAGGTGACTGGAACGGCTGCCATGCCGTGCTCAATGGCAGCACGCCACCGGTGCTCCCCGCCGAGGATTTCGTAAGTACCATCCAACAATTCGCGAACCAGGATCGGCTTAAAAAAACCAAGTCGGTCGATTGAGTTTTTCAGTTTGTCGAAGTTTCGAGCGCCAACCACATTTGTATTCCAGGGATTCGGTCTCAGCAGCGCCGTCTCCACCGTCAAAATACTGATTTTAATGTCCATATTTTTGATACAATCCATATAATAAATGATTACTTACATAGAATACCCAATTAACACAAATAAGGCACGAAGGAAATCAAAAAATGACAGTCAGAATCGTGTTTGACGCAGTCAATGCCATCGTCAAGGGAGCAAATGACGATGTGAAATTGAAAATACAGAAAATGCTAAGCTACGAGGTAGATGGTGGCAGATACAGCGGTGGCGATAGTGGCTGGAACGGTCAAAGTTCAATGTTCAGCTGGGCCAATGGCGTATTTCCGGCCGGGTTCGCTCGTGCCGTTGCTGCAGACCTTGGCCGGTCTGGCATCAAGTGTGCTCTTGTGAGGAAAGAGCTTACCAAACCTCTCGGCGTCCCAAATCCCGTGGTAAGCCCTTTCCCCTACAACCCAGACTATGCCTATCAGGATGAAACCTGCGAGCGTCTGGTTCGGTTTGGTGGAATGATTGCTCAAGTGGCTACCGGTGGCGGGAAATCGCAAATCGCGTGCAAAGCCGCAGCGAGGATCGGCAGGATGACACTGTTTATCACCACTCGCTCGATGCTAATGTTCCAGATGGCTGACAATTTTCAGGAGTCCATCGATTATCGAGCTGCCCATGGTGAGCCGTGGCTCAAAAACGAAAAGGTCGGCATCATTGGTTCAGGCGAGCTGAAGTTTTCTCGGTTTATCAATGTGGCAACAGTTCAGACACTATCCAGCTTCCTTAGTGAGCCTGGCGGTGATTTGTCGAAGGATAAACGCGAATTCCATCTCCGCCGGCGCGAACTAATCAAGCAAATGCTGTCTAAAGTCTCACTTCTGATCCTTGAGGAAGCACATGAGGCGTCAGGGGAAAGCTTCTATGAAATCGCGAGACTCTGCAAAAACGCTGACTATCGTCTCGCGCTGACCGCAACGCCGTTCATGAAAGATAGCACTGAGGCCAACATGCGTCTTATGGCAGTATCTGGTCGCATAGAAATCAAAGTATCTGAAAAATATCTGATTGATAAGGGTATTTTAGCAAAACCAGTTTTCCTTTATCGTAAAATCGGTTACGTTCCAGATATCGAGCTTCTAAACAAAGAATTAACAGGAAAACATGTCAACTTCCGCGTTAGTATGTCGACCGCATACCAGAAAGCCTATCAGCTAGGCATCACGTATAATCTCGCCAGAAATCGAGCTATCGTGGATACCGCTGAAGAGTTTAAGCGTCACAATCTGAGCTGCATGACGTTGGTCAGACATGAACGGCATGGACAGATTCTAAAGGCTATGCTGGGAGAGCGCGGGCTGGTGGCGAGCTTTATCAACGGCAAGTCGTCTGCCGCAACTCGTTCCGCAAAACTGGCAGAACTGGCAGCGGGGAAAATCGACGTTCTTATCGGCTCGACAATACTGGACGTCGGCGTAGATGTGCCAAGCGTAGGCGCGGTCATCATAGCCGGTGGTGGCAAGGCTGAAGTTGAACTTCGACAACGCGTGGGTCGTGGTCTACGAAAGAAAAAGGGGAAAGCGAACGTATGTTTCATCGCCGATTTTCTGGATACATCCAACAAACATCTGATGTCTCACTCTTACGAGAGAAAGCACATCATTTCCACTACGCCTGGGTTTTCTGAAGGCATTTTAGACATAGACGGAAAATTCGACTTCTCAATTCTTGCATCATAAAGCGTTATACCGGTCGGTTGACCGGTATCTTTGGGGATAAGTGTATGAAAGAGCAAATGAACCATCAATCGTCTAAAGTCGACGTAGAGCGACAAGACCAAGCTACTCAGGCGAAGAAATCGGTGAACTGTCATCTCAAGCTTTCACCAGAGGCTGATGGTAAGCTTTTAAAAATTCAACGTCTGTTACGCACAGAAAACATAAAAGTCTCAAAGACGGGGATTATCAATCTTCTACTTGAAAATCTTAATGTCGAATATTTCGGCAAGGATTTATCTGTTATTTTTGGTGACAAATTTCACAATGATATCGTTCAACTTTTCCTGAATTCAGAAATGAATGAAGATGATTTAAAAATATTGAAAATGATGAAAAACGAAAACAAAGTAAAATCTGAAAGTTAAAATCTCATGCTAATGGGTGCGTCAACACACCTATTAGCCATGTCAACCTTGAAATATAGCATTCTTGCCCTACTCAATCACTTTAAATTTCATCTCACACAAACAACGATAGAGATGGATACACATGATTACTTCAGAATTTAAAAAACTACCATTCTTCACTCCAGCAAAAACAAATCACCAAGTGGCCAAGTTTTGGAAAAGTGATTCTATCCTTCCAGAAGACGAAGGAAAACTTTATGCAAAAAGCTTAATAGCGTTCATGAAAGATAACTCACAGACAGTGGGGGCAAACATTCTAAAAGGTATTATCAGAGATATTGTAGAAAGTGGTGACTTACACTCACAAAAAGCTCAATCATTTTTTTCTCAGCTTGAGACTGCAATAGTCAACTCTCAATCAGAAGACGAGCATATTAAAAATAATGAAGTTAATATCCCAAAACCTAAGCGCAGATATGGCTTTACTTTGCCGGAAGCAGCTGATGAGATCGATGTTTCTTCTGGGAAGTTGATAGCTTACATGGTTAACAACGAGTGGCTTGACGCTGAAGCCATACAACCTACAGAGGAAGCACTGAAAAGAGGAATGCTTAGGAAGCGTCGCGAGTTACCATTCGTTATAACCAATAAAGGACTGGCTTTGCTACGTTCAAAGAAGATTCTATTTAGTTAAAACATGGGGCGGAAGCCCCATGTTTCTTTACTTACATTGTCTTGTATATGGCAGACAATAAAACATACTGACGTCAAAAATAAATTTCTGCGCACCGACGCTATAGCTTGGCAAGATGACGGTCATAGTCTTATCTTTGCTCGGAATCTGATCATTATCGACTAGATCAGTAATTCTATCCGCGATGATTTTCGCATCTTTTGGGGAAATAATAAGACCATGATTATTAGATATATCGGCTGGGTGTCTTGTTTTAATGGTAAACGGTTTTTCTGTGCCGATCTTTACTCTAACAGGGCACCCCTCCCCTCTGGAAGCATCGTTATTGCAAAAAAACTGACCTTTTTTCCTATAGAATAAAGATTCTCCAATTTTTTGCGGGTATTCAAAATCATTCTTCTTTAGATCAACCCCTGGTCGATAAGCAGTTCCAATCTGAAAAATAACTCTCTCAACCTCATTAAAATTATCTAATATTGGCTCTTTATTCAAAGACTCAACAAAATCAACCCGACGGGATACCCCTTCGAAATCATCACTTTGAATGGCAGAATCGGGCGTAGTCTCTAATCGATATCTTTCCCCATCCAATGATGAGTCATCAGCGGAAACATGAAATGCGGTCATGAAATACGCAGCACAGACAATTGCGATGTGTTTTTTGAACATTTTCCCTCCATAATTGGAGGCTCAATTATCCATTCTGGCAACCCATTGTCAATGAACGGAAATCCGCCTACAACACATCAATAACGTGATCTTAATCACACTTTTAGGTCTCAATGTACCAGCCCGACAAAAGATCTTGACCATCCACATATCGATTAATACCTTTCGATGCTCCAAACACTTGCAATAAGGTGCTTCATGACCCAGCTCCCCAAGGAAGAAATCAAGAAAATTCTTCAGAGATGGACAGGTAACAACTTTCCAAAGTGCACTGATAAAACTATCGAGTTTTATATCAGCAAGAGAATCTACACCAGCAAAAAGAGATGTCTACACATTTATATCAAAAGAGAAACATGCGATGATCTGGGGTTTAATCTCGTCATTTTTCCGTTTAAAATAAAGATAATAGGAAAAATAATTGAAGAGATAGACGGAATCGAATTGGGAAAGGTTGAACTGAACTCAAACTTTACTGTTTTCAAAAAAATGGTGAAAGATGAAGACGGCAAGACTCTTGAGCGAACAGGCTATTCAGTGCAAGTCAGTAGCCAAGATGGTCTTGTTAGGCTGTTGAAAGTGATAGACGAAGAGGTGTATTCTGGCAATCTAAAAGAAGTAGAACAACTGAAATTAACCAGAAAAGAAAACCTGCAAGACTTATATAGCAGGACCATAATGGCAAGCAACTAACTGAAACTATGGACACTAAAGACTTCACATACGGCATCCCGTTAAAGAAAGAGCGCGACCTAAAGAAGACGATGGATTACTTTAAATTCATCCACTCTAAACATATACCTGTAAGGGTTACAGCTGCTGATGGGCAGTATTTTTGTATGCATGTGAACTCTTTCGATAACAGAGGCAACAGAATTTTTCTCGGTACATTACCGTTTTATGAGAAAGAAAATCGCGTAATCATCCCCGTTCACTACATCATATCAGCCGAGCAGATTCTCGCTGAGGATGTCGATAAAGGCTATAAGGGGCAATTAACGATTAAGCGTATTGACTTGGAAGATGCTGGCTTCACGCCATCAGGTCGCGACTTCTTCCAAGTCATAAGATATGCGTACCAGAAAGAAAAGGGTATAAGGGTCTATCTCTCGGACAATCGCATCATTGAGGGCGTGTCTACAGGCATGGATGAACAATCGGTAGGTATAAGGTTGCCAGAGGGCAACATGATTCAGGTATTTTACGATTGGGTCGACCGCATCGTCCCTATTTAACGATAAATATGAGGTAATAATGCCGACCATTGCGTTGGTATTATTATGCGTCATATCCTCTACCGCAATTATTTCCCACCACTCGACCGCGTGAAATATGTAAGGGTAAACGCCTAGACTTGGTATTTATTCAGGGAACACCTTCCAGCCAAACGCGTTTATTTCTAAGACTTTGCTTTTTTTTGCATTTAATTTGAAAAAACGCTTGCAATAAAAATATCTCTATTGATAATAGAACTCAACGAAACGACAACGATCGTTTCAATCTAGCGATACGCTAAACTACTTTAAAAGGAAAAAGTCATGTCTAATTTAAATCTCAAAAAATCCGACGTCCTGAATGCTGCAATCGTTGTATCAAAAGAATTGAGCGCAAGCGCTGAAGCGATGGCTATCAAGTTCAACGAACGTTTAAGCGCTGGCATGGATACCAAAAAAGATAAAGCGGATCTACGTGCTGCGCAAACAAAAAGCGCTTACTTTGATAACAACATTCTGGAAGCGATGCGCGACGAAAAGCAGTGTGGTGTTTTCTACTTCTCAATAAAAATCGCAAAGAAAGATCCAGAGCTATTTTTCCGTGAAACATTAGCGAATAGCTATGCGCTCGAAAAGCTGGCTTATCTGATGGCTTCCATGGCTTCTGGTAAATGTGTATTCAATAGCGCGCTTTCTACTAACTCACGCGTTTTTGCAATGATTGAGCTTATCAAGAAAGATCCGACAACGTTCAGTAATGGCGACGTTTTCAAGATCATGAACAAAGCAAAACAAGAAAACGAGATGAAGCCAGATGCAACATATACGCAAGCCAACCAGCTGATCAAGTTATTCCGCGATTTGGGAATCGTGGAAGCGATCAAAGATGGCGGAAAATCTGAATTTGGCATGGCTAAATTCAAGTTTATAAAAAATGATTTGTTTAATCATATCGCTACCAGTTTTAGCAAGTGACCAGACAAGCGCCAGAAATGGCGCTTTTTTTGTTTCCGCTATAAAGCCACCAGCGCCCACTATGGGCGCTTTTTTCGTTTCCAGTGATCCAGCCATTCCAGACAAAAGAAAGCGCCCATGATGGCGCTTTTTGCGTTATACGCTAACCATTATCGCCCACGACGTAAAACAGGATGCGCCAGAGCGATTCTAAGCGCTTTTTGTAACCATAGACAGCCAATCGTATTACCAACAATAAAAAGTGCTTAGAATGGCTTACAGCTCGTTTTAGCGATATTTCATGTTTTGCGAGGCGTTTTAACCGATCCCGCGTGGCTTTCTGTATTATTTTTTCCGTGGGCGCTGGCTAAAAGCTGGCTATCCAGCCATTTAGCGTTAAAGCCATTTAGCGTTAAAGATGGCCCGTCGCATTCTCACTCCACCCCTTAAAAACGACGCCTTGGCGTGGCCTTCTGGGTAGTCCGTAGGGACACCTCTACACATTTCCGCCGCTGTATATGCAAACCCAGCCGTTTCCCGAAATTTTCACCTTAATAGGCTTTTTGCCCGTTTCCCTGCGGCGCCACTTAAACGGTGAAGAGGGAGAACATCGTCTCCCCTTCTCTTTCCGCTTTACTTACCTTCCAGCACGATAATGTCGGATTTGATACGCGTTTTCCCCAGCGTGTTGCCGTTTATGACGATACTGAATTGGTCGTGACCGGCTTTATAGACGACGTTGGTGTACCGCTCACTATTTTCGACAGCTCGAACGGCTGCGCTTGTCTGGTAGGCTGAATCCTGATGCGGTCGTGTTTCGGCCAACCATCCTGCGATCTGCATAGCCATTTCGAAACGGCGGCTTTCACAGTCTCTCCCGCGCAGTGGGAAAATAAACGTTCCGAATCCGGTTGAGACGACGCGAGCGGCTTTAAAGGTTTGCGTGTAGCCGAAGCCATTTGCCAGATCTTGCTGTAATGAATTTCTTTCCCATTCCTGCAGGCTGGTGGTTACATCCTCATCGCCGTGCATGACAGTTATTAAGCGCTTATGGATAGTGTTGAACAGCGCGGTGGATGTGCCAAAGCGAGTATTAACGGTCAGTAACTGGTTCATGTGCTTTCCTTTGTGTTTTTGTTTTGATGGAAAGCATTATCGCAGTGGTATTGAGGCAATAAACAAGTTGTTTTAGGCAGTGAGGAAACAATGACGGTGCAATGCCTGTAGCCTGGCTGCAGCCGAAGGGTAATTGAGTGGTGTTTTAGCCGTGCGGTAGCCTGGTGGTGTTCGAAGGGTATCAAAGAAAAAAGCCACGGCTTAGCGTGGCTTTGACAGGCGTTATAGCCGTTAGGCGGTGGTTGCACCGGTTGTCGCTGAATCGGTCCCGTCGGCTTTCAGAACGTCTACGGGCAGCAGCTCGGTCAGTGCTTCGCCGGAGTAAATCTTCATACCGTAAACACCCATCCAGGTACTGCCGGCGGCAAGATTCCCTTCGATGAAGTCCAGTACCTCGGAAATCAGCCCTTCGGTCAGTGTTGCGGTGTCTTTACGGAAGAATGCTTCCGCGGCCACCAGCAGCGGGTCGCCGCCGTCGTTAATCATCTGCTGCCCTACGGCATAGACTTTCTGCTTATTGGAGCGCAGAACGGTGCGAGACAGTTGGGTTGATAGTTGAGTTACGCCGGCTTCGTCGCGTAGCTGAATGGTCAGCGTTGCGATGCGATCCGCGGTCATCGGGTCAGTGTTAGATGCGTAAAACAGGTCGTATACCAAATCGGTACGTTTAAGGCTCATTGCTACCTCCATGTTGTTGAGCAAGGTAAATATATACCGGTAAGTAAACACTTACAATACAAACGCAAAAAAGCCCCAAAAGGAAGAAGGGGCTGTAGACAATTCTGCGACTACTAAGCACATGATTATGCGATAGCAGCAAGGGACTCTCTTGAAATCTCTTTCTGAGCCATTTTGTTTGCATACAAGATGGCTGTCTCAAGCTGCGAAATAGGGAAAATTTTCTGCACAGCAGTCCAACCCGACTTCAGTTTACTGCGGCGCACACTAACGACAACGCGACGAGATACTCCGTTATCAAAACTGGCGGCGCTCTCTTTAAACACGCGGATCGCAGTTCCGTTTGCCACGATATCCAGAAGAGTGGTGCTGGACAGGTTCGTCTTGCGTTTCTCTTTGAAGTCGTTGCGCTGCGTTGCGTAGTAAGAAGATAACAGGCGTTCAGTGTTGTTCATGGTGTAAATCTCGCTTCGTGTTTCGTTGAGATACATGTTAGCAGCGCTGATGAGGGTGAAAACAACTTGTTTAAGGCGTTAAGAAAACAAACAAGGCGAGAAAACAAAGAAAACCGCCGCAGGGAGCTATCGCATAAAAGCCACCGTTGCTGGTGGCATGTCTTACCTGATAATCACAAAGTTATGCAGGTGATTGCTTCCACCGCAGTTGTCGCCGGTATAGCTCACCATCTCTTCGCCGGTCGTCATGACCATAATCTTCGCCTCAACAGATTTGTACCGGCCACAGAAGCGATCGAAGAAAGACAGGCTATTAGCCATATCAAGGCGAATGTCCGTTCGAAAGCGGCAGTTCTTTTTCAGCGCTTCCCACCCGGCGTCACTATTCCACCAGCCACAGAGTTTACGGGCCATCTCCGTCTTCTTATCCGCCGTCAGATTGCCGGTATACGGAAACACGAACCGCAAATCGTTACAGGCGCCCATCACAGCCTTCGTTGGCTCCAGCAGGGGTTTAATTTCCAGACTCATTCAGGTGTCTCCGTCGTGGTGCAATTCCAGGCCACTGACAGTGGTTCGTCAGAGATAGAGAAGTCAAACGAGCCTTCGCGATATCCTTCGCCAATTAGTGAACCAATGCGCCCCGCTACATCCTCAGAGCGAATAACGTCATCCAAAGAAATCTCATCAGTGTCCACGCCTTGAAGTGTGATGCTGATATTTAAATGCTTGTACATGTGCTTTACTCCGTTGTTTTCTTATGCTGGTTATTATCGCAATAACACAGCGGCGAAAAAGCACATTAGAAAGGGAAGCACGATAAAATGGCCGGACGGAAGTTATTGACGCCCGTCGTTTTCCTGACAGAATGAATCTGGCTGGTGGTATGGCCGTATTTATACGGACCTATGCCTGGGTCGCCTCATGCCACCAGCCGCCCAACTCCCGCGACCGCTCGGTTGACCTTTCATCAAGCAGCCTCGTCTATACGGCAACCTCCCCGTTCCCCGAACCGTTTCGGTATACAGCCGTTCCCGTTTCCCGACCGAAGGCTGTACCTGGCCGTTCCCCGTTTTGCCGCGGCCAAAGGCAACCGAGCAACGTTTCGCACCGTAGGGAGTTTGCGCGGCGCCAACGTTTTTGCAGAGCTGGGAAATTACAGCTTGAATTTCTACGAAAACGGAAGCGCGACTTTTTTTCTGACCCTACTTACACAAACGTCTAAACGCCCAAACCTCTTCCCCCCTATAACGCCTTAATCCCAATACCCCAGAACTCGCTTAACGCTACCTTCCCAAACTGTCCCTTTCCTGTTCCCAAACTGTTCTGGGTATCTTCCCAAATTTCTTCTGACCTTCTCTATCGTTCCTATGGTGAGTGTGTATCTGGGAGTGTTCTTCTCTACGGGATTTCCTTCTATCGCTTCCTGTGATGTGGTTGTTCTTTCCTGGTGGTTTTCTTCTGGGTTGTTCTCTTATCCGGGATTCGTTCTACCTTGGGTGATGGCATATAGGCGAAGTGATTGTTTCGTCGTTTTGTTCTGGGAGATGGCAGGTAGCCGACTGTTTGTTTTCTTGTGCGCTTAAACAAGTTGTTATCTGGGTGAATGTAGCTTTAAGCCTTGTCCTGTCTGCTTTCCGCAATTCTGGGGATTTGAGGTTACGTTGCTATTGGGGATGGCAGGTGTGGGATTATCTCTTCATCGTTTCTCTCGTGTGCCTGGGGAAAGCTGGATGGTGTTTTCGTGCCTGTTGGGGTTTGGCGGGTGTCCCAATGCCTGTGATAAGTCGAGTGGTGTTCTTGGGAATTTTTGAGCCTCGCTTCCTTTGGTTAGTGGTATGCCGGTTCCGCTCTTTCGGTTATGATGAAAGGTTTTGCCTGAATGTGTTGTTGGTGGTTCTTCTCTCGATTTTCGAGCTGATTGGCTAATCCTCTCAAACGCTCTGTAACGCTCTCTAAGCGACTCTGATTTGTGGTGATATGTTGGTGTGGGTTTTCCTGTTTAATCTAAACCTGTGCGTTCTGGTGGGGATTCTGGCGGTGTAAGAGTAATGATGGCGAAATGTCAAAAAATGAGGGAAAAAGTAGTTTTGGTTTGACGTTACGTTGATCTGCAAACAAGTTGTTTTCTTATGCGTGTTATTACCTTGTTTATAGCGGTGTGGCGGGTTGGTGAGTGGTTGATTAGGTTGGAAGTTGCAGATCAACCTCTCCTTATAGAAACTGCAAGAGGTTGACTGTTTACGTCAGTGAAAGGTCAACGATTTAACGCCCTCTTTTTAAGGGTCCGCCATTTTTGCCATTCTGAAATGATATTGCCCTCTGAAGTAACCTTTCCACTTATTGTGGTGGGAGGGTTGGCGATAATACTCTCCAAAGATTCTCCCGCTTCAAGACGTGCGTGTATTTTAAAGTCCGCAGCCTTGGGATTAGTCGGCGCTTTATCTCCGTTGCTCATACTTCCTCTCTACCATTCCCAGCTTTTTAACCCGTCAATCGTATCTGCGTCTCGGTCGAAATGCACCACCTCAAAGCCGGCACTCAGGACTTTCTCGATGTTCTCGATAGTCGACCAGCTAATGCCTTCCTCGCGCAAAGACTCCTTCCATGACTCGGCACGAAGACCGGCACGGATAATCCAACCATACTCAGTACCGTGAATCCAGTTATAGCCACGGTCAGTGATTGGGTCAAAACTGATTTGAGGCAGTATCTCGGAGTCCGCTTGAGTAACGTGGGCGGTGCTGATAACGGCGACTTTGTATGATTCAGTAATATTCAGGCTCATGTGTTTTCTCTTTGTTGTTTTCTTAGTGGTGTTATTATCCCAACTTGCCATAGGCAGAAAACAAGTTGTTTTAGGCTTTGTTGAACTCTTTCAACCACTCGGCGGCTGCTTCGTGAACCATGCGCCCTTTTGCGATGGTCATCTCCGCCTGTGGCACTGTGATGCCGTAATCCTCTGCGAGCGCGGAGACGGAAAGGTAGTTGTTCATCCAGTCACGGTAAAGTTCAGCGAGGTTCTCTGAGGTTACTTTTTCTGGGTGGGTCAAGCTGACTGTCAGGTATGTATGGGAAGGGGTCATGCTGGGTTCTCCTTTTCTGGTTGGCGTTATTATCACAAACCAGAAAAGGCAGAAAACAAATTGTTTAAGGTGATTACTTAACGCTGTCCTCGTAGTTTTTTTGCGTCTCTGGTTATTCCTACCACTGTCAACTTCTCAGGGCCGTTAGCGTAGATGCTCTTAGTCTTAACCAGCATATATGCCTCATCTACATTGCCGTAAATTTCGTAATAGTCCATAGGGCAGTGGCTCTGTTCTAACCCTGCTTCTGGATTGTACGCTTTGCAGAAGCCTGGACTTGACTCGAAAGCGGCTTGATCTCTCACGCCAGCGCGAGTCGCCAGCGCTGGGCCATATTTACTCTTCAGCACATCCTGCACCGTCTTCATCTCATTCACACTCACATTGACGATGGAGAACGCAATTTTCCCGTCTAATGTGCCAAAGATGACTAAATCTGCGTCTTTCTCTTCCTTGAGGGCTTTGCCTACGTATTCTGATGGTGCGTATAGATACTCAGAAAAACGATCCTTGGCTTTGATTGGTTTGTCCGTTGTCTTCCCGTCCTGATCAACCATCGTATAACCTGCCATATCCACCTGAGATGGTGTTTTGTTGAGCACAATTTCATATGGTTTAACGGCAACATCATTACAACCTGAAGCCAGAAAAAGTATTGCAACGATGCCAATGTTTTTAATTTTCATTTCAATCTCTGATTAGTGGATTTTTTACAAGCCGTTTCATTCTAAACAATACGAAAGTGAAGATCTTCAATCAACAGGCCACCGTGCCTCATCATGGTTCGCTTGCCCATGTACTGCTCTCTCACGCTTTCCCAATCGGGCCAGTCGGTTCGCTCCGTTGACCATACGCCCCGATAGTCTGTGTGGATGGCGTTGTACTCCTTCAGCGTTAACTCAATCATCTGCGCCTCTATGCTCTTTTGAAAACGAATACTGCGACTGTGATGCCGGTGTCCTCAAACTCACCTGAGAACTCTCGGCCTGATTTAGCACAAACGAACTGATTGCCTATCCATTCTTCCGGCTTGTACCCGGCTGGCAGGACTGCCGCCATCATCCCATCTTCGCTGAGATGATTTAGTGCCGTGAGCGTGTGCTCTTTTGCTCGACCCTCCGAATACGGTGGATTGATTGCGATTTTGTCGTAGTCATAAGGCAGCTGCTTCGACCAGTCGATAAAGTCTTTGTTATGAACGTCGTACCCCTTTGCAGACAGGATGTCACAAAACAGTGGCGATATTTCCACGCAGGTCACGTTCTCCGGCGTCGCATTGAGGAATGCCAGCAAATCACCACGACCCGCGGATGGTTCCAGCACTCGGTCAGTTGGCGTGCATTTCAGGATCTGCGCGACGTACTGAGCAATGGATGCCGGTGTTGGGTAGAACTGGTGTGACTTAACCTCTGGAATGAGGCCCATGGACACGATGCTGTCGAATGTTGCGGTTGGCTCATACGGGAACAGCCAACTGCCTCGCTCCTTCACGCCACCGATAAATCTCAGCGTGCGCTCAAGGTCTTCTATTTGAGCCTTTTGCAGTGACGAGTCGGGGAAGTACCACGTATTGTCTTTACTATGGCGGCGATCGCGAATGACACCTCTGGTTCTTTCAGATACGGTCTTCTGGATGTAACCGAACTCTTTTGGCGCCTTTGTCGTTGGCGCCTTGCGACATGGAGCTGGAATCGCTGCAGGCATACTGTAGGCCAGCACCTCGTTTAACTTCCAGGCGACGTCGGGGTGGATCTCAAAATGGGCGTTACCGTTTTTGAAAATCTTCACGCGCAGTAAGTTACCGTCGATGTTCATCCATTCACCGGTTTCACAGTTATGCGTTCTGTATGCGGCTGACAGTGCCTCGGCGCAGGGATTGATGGTGATAAACTCTTTGTGCGCAAAGAAGTGCAGTAGTACGCGCAGGTCGTCGATGATGTCCGACTTGTGGTAATTAACCGAGACGCTCCGGTTCCAGAAATCGGTAATGCAGTTCGCGATGATCAGCTTTTCACTGAAGCCGTATGTTTTGTTGGTTTTGTGCGTAGGACTCAGTGCCTTGAACAAGCCATATACGCGCTCGGCCAGATACTTATGACGGTCATTCAGTAGCGAGGTCATCGTCGGGATAACTGTTTCGGCCGTGAACTCTGGCACGCCAACGAACTCGTCAACGCGGCGCTCAAATCCGCCAAAATCTTTTTTAACGGTCTTCTGGACGCCTAGCGTGAACTGGGCACGCCACTGGTCGCGGCGCTCAGCTGGCATGATGAGAAGAGCACCGGTCATATCAGTAACCTTGCGCCAGTATTCCGCCCAGATGTTTTGCTTTACGAAATCCAAATCAACTGCGCTCAACTTCGGCACGCTGCGGAGATTCTCATCGTTCGGTCTGCGGCTCAATTCCTGCAGGCGGTTGATCATCGACACGCGCGAGCCGGAATAAACGAAATCATGCACCTGATTCATCAAGGCGATCTCGCTTTCGCACTCCGCCACGATGTCATGAATGACGTTCATTTCCTTGCGGAAGTCTACGGCGTTGGCTGTGTTTTCAATGATAGAGATGGCTGTTGACATTGGGCGCTCCTCAAACAAATTGTTTTCTAATGCTGGTTATTATCTCAGATCAGATAAGGTATTAAACAATTTGTTTGAGGCGTGAATAAAAAAGACCGCATCGGCGGTCTTCTGTGGTGGTGTCAGGCTTCCATCGACTTCCATTTCTCCATCAGACCGGCATTAATTCGATCTGATTTGAGGAATAGCTCGTCGGGAAGCTGAGAAAGCTCCGTGGCAACCACCTTCTCCGCTTCAATCAAAAGAGGGTGGTCGCCGGTTCTGGACTCTATCTCTTCGCCCGACACACCAATCTCAACGTCGGTGAACAGCACACGCAGCATAAAAGCCTTTTCAGCAAGGTACTGCGCTGCAAATTTCTTGTCGTACCGGGTTATCGACTGAGTGTTGTGGATCAGGTCAGCCAACTTAATGACGCGGCTCTGCATGTCCAGACGCTCACGCAGAGCTTTCACGTTAATGAAGAAGCGCGTCTCACGATTGCCGTCTTCTTTCTTGGCTTTATTGCTCAGAGCATCGACCATCTCGGCAACGCGATCCCCAAACAGACTGAAGATGTGGCCGAACGTCACCTGAGTATCTTCAATGGTGTCATGCAGCATCGCCGCCGCAACCATTTCATCAGTGCCGCCGTGCTTCCGCACAATCTCCGCAACCGCAATCGGGTGGTGAATGTAGTCCTCGCCGGTATACTTCCGCTTTTGACCTACGCCAGCATGGGCGCCGGCAGCGAACATTTGAGCCTTTTCAACAATATTCATTTCGAACCACCTTCAACCTTGGCTTCCAAAACCTCAATACGCCCCAGCAAGCCGATCACCACATCGACGATCGTCATCTGTGGGTCTTCAAGATGCCCACAATGAGGGCACTGGTAACTATTCTCCAGCACCTCCAATGGCGTGGGCGCGTCAATGTCTTCCCCACAATTTGAACAATAAACCCAGCTCATGCTAACTCCCCTCTGAGAGCGGCCTTAATCTGGTCGCCGGTCAGGATATTCAGGTTGCGATCATAATACACCGCTTCGCCAGTTTTCGATTCATGCTGCGAGATGAGGCTGTAGCCATACTTCGCTAGTGAGTCCAGACCGCTCTGGGCCACGCGATAAGAGTAGTCGCGCCCCCAAGTGGCATCGTTGCGCCCCTCGAAGCGGTCGTGTTTGTAGTGCTCGCGGATAAAGAGATAGTGACGCTGTCTGAAAATCATGTCTTGTCCCAATTGTTTTCTTATTGCACTTATTATCACATGTATGAAAAGGCAGAAAACAAGTTGTTTGGTTATTTTATTAGGTTGTAAAATTTAGGAACTGAAACCGGGTCATTGCAAAGGATTTAGCTATGGGATTCGGGCTTCAATGCTGGGACGAAAATGGGAACCTTGTTGTCGATACCAGTGATTATAACTGCAGGTACATAGGGACTTACAATGTGGGAACAGGCGGTGGCAATTCAGTTACTCAAGGCGTTTCGGGTATCAACGCCGGCAATGCCTACGCTGTGATTGTTGCCGGTTCTTACGGAAGTGCCTTTAACGAGGCTTTTTGCGCGGTAAGCGACAATGCATTTACCTTATTTACGCTGTCTGGATACGGCACGTCCCAGACTTTCACAGTAGAAGTATATCGATATGCTTAGGGATAAGATATGAGTTACGGATTTGAGGTCTATAACGACGCAGGTGCGCTGCAAATAGACTCAGACAACAAGACAACGCTCTTTTCTGACATCAGAAACATCGACGGGCTGACAGATAACGGGTACTACAAAATCGACAACCCGTTCGGGGGGTCATACCCATTTGGTTTTCTAAAACCAGCAGACACGCCAGTACCGGGCTACCTATACTGGTTTCGTTTAAATGCCGGTGCCTTCGCCATGCCTGGCGCCTTTAGCTTTCAGAACGGAAGCGGGCAAATCATCAGGACAACTCGAAACCTTGGCGTTGAGAGCGGATATCTTGATGTGATGAATGGTAACGGCGATCTGATATGGAGTGCAAAAAGCGCCAGTCGTGTGCCTCGCGTCAGGGGCTTTATCGATCTACCAGCAAACTCGCCGGTCGATAGTCAGATAGTGTCTTTCTCTCCGGGCTTCAATCCGTGGATTTTGATGAACATGGTGCCTGGCAATATTTCTGACGATGGTGAATCGACAGGTTATTCTGGTCTTCTCATTAAATGGACTGGCTCTGAAATCCAGGTGAAGTATACGTCAAAATATCAAAAAAACTTCTCACAATCATTTGGCGGAAGAGGGGGGTTAAAAATCCCCTATGCCTACTTCCAGGGGTATTAACAAAAAGGGGCTTTTGCCCCTTATTCATTTCTTCGAGTGATCCGGTTCTACGTAGCGAGAAAGCACGTAACTCAGTGCCTCTCTCATTGAGCCGGTTCCGCAGTGCTTCTTTGCGGTCTGCGTCAGTTCAGAAACCAGCTCACGATAAATGTGAGGCGGTAGTTTCGCCATAGGCTCTTTAATCACTCGCTCTCCACCTGGCGCAGAAACCACTTCCACCTGGCAACCTGCTGCGCATTTCAGCGCTTCCTCGGCCATGCGCTTGTAGTGGTCGCGTGACTGGATGACCTGAGCGTTGCTTTCTTCCAGATGCTCAATAAATGCCTTCAGCACATCGGCACGATGCCACCCCCAAGGCTTTAACACATTAAAACGCCGGTCTTTCTGAACCCAATCCGTCTTATCCTGCCAGACATCAAATGCCGCACGGAAGGATTCGTCATTCAAATGGACTTCTCGCACCGGCGTACCGTTTTCTTTCGCTCGTTTGAAGGCTTCTTCTGAGCAATCTATCCAGGTATTGCCGCCGTCATTTGCCTGACGAATTACATTTCCATTAATCATTTTCGGGTCTCCGCCACTAATAGCCAGCCGCCGTGACGACCGGGAAGTTTAATTTTCAAGGAATCCACCTTTAGCTCGAACACGATCTCTTTCGAAAGCTACGGTAAGCTTCTGGGCTTTCATCGGATGGCCTTTCTCAAGCCGCCAATGCTTCATGTCATTGACGATCTGCTTTGTAAAAAAGCCGTCGTCGTCGCCGTTGACCACGATATTTTCTATGCGGCCGTCTTTGTTGACGTCGTATTGCACATGAACAGTGCCATAGACACCGTATTGATACGCGCGATCCGGGAACTTGATTGTGTTAACAGGTCGAGTGCTACAGCCGGCCAACGCAACGGCTAAAAGAATGATCGGTATTTTCATAGAATGCTCCAGAAAAGGCGCAGCGGAACAGCTGCGCCTTGGCTTTACTTATTAATCCCAAAGCGATTCTTCAGTTCGCGGATCTGGGCATTAGCGCCGTCCATTGCTCGTGCCTGGGCCAGCTCAAAGGTATTCACGACCGTTTCGACGATACGCAGAGCCTCTTCATTCGACATTTTATTACCGTCCGCCGGCGCAGCTTTTTCGCTCATCGTCATATAATTCAGAGTCTCATGAAGTCGCTTGTTGTCCGCCTCCAGCGCTTTGCTCTGGTTGGCAAAATGGGCGATCAGGAGGAACAAGTTCACAGGCTCCAGAAGACCTTCGCCACCCAACGCCTCAAAACGAGATGTCATCCGCAGCGCATCGGGAATATTGTTGATTTCGCCAGTAGCTAAGATGGCAAGATCAGCGATTTCGTTAGCGCGGCTCAGGACTACTTCTTTCTTTGCTTTACGTTCTTCACAGCGAATGCACATGTGTTTTCCTTTTTGTTTTGATAACAATTTGTTTTCTGATGCTGTTAATTATGAACTGACTCGAAAGGCGCCAGTCCATGTTTAATCAGGCTGCTGACTTTTTCATTGCCATGGCAGCTTCGACGCTATCGCGGCATGGACGATACGGAATGGTGTCTACGGTGATGATCCCGCGTTTTACGAGGTGGAGAGCGACATAGCAAAGCCCTTAAACGTAAACTTCGCCTGGATGTGACCGCCGCCGGTGCTGGTTACGTTGCGGCCGTATTCGCGATCAATGAATTGCTTCACAAACTGGCGCGGGGTGGTGGAGTATTTTCTTTTAGCAAAGACATTGCCAACCATATCCATACAGGAAGCCATAACAGCCCCTGACGTACCCAGAATGCGACCAGCTTCGTTGATACCATAAAGTTGCTCTGACGTTCCGGCTAAGCGATCCATGAGAATAGCTTTAGGGCGAGCGATGCTCAGCGCTTCATCCAGCGCTTCATTCTGTTCAGTCAGACGTTCGTTCTCTTCTACCTGGGCCACCAGATGGAGTAGCGCCTCTTTGTAGGTACGCGGGAGTGACGGCTCTTTTGCAGCGTTTTCCAGCTCCTGCCAGCGGTCAACGAGTAGACCAGTAAACTCTGGGCTTAGCTGCGCAACGACGACATAGGTGTCACGCTTTCCTTCTTCACCAGAAAACACATAAACCGCCACCGGACGGCCTGCCGTGGGCTTTTCCACCAATGGTGGAGAAGTGATTACGCCTGATTTAACCAGTCGCTCGATGGTTCTTTTCACACTGTCGTGACGACTGCCCACCAGCGCGGCGATCTCGACACTCGTCATAGATGGCGTAGAAGTTTTGATAATTAATTCTTTCATTCGTTCTCTTCAGCAAAAAGGAGCCGAAGCTCCTTACTTTGTTTTGGCGCCTTTAATCAGAGCAGGCAGTAATAGAGTTGTGCCTGTTATGACCAAAACACCGTCCGCGGCCACTGACAGAATCCGGCTGGTGAAATCCACCAGCACAGACAAAACCAGCAGCGCCAGCGCAATGCTGACGCGAGCCATCACAGATACTGATCCAGCGACAACTGCAACGCCTGAGCGATCTTCTTCAGCATCATCTCTTCTTTCTCATCGATGCCGTCGTTATCAGCGATATCCAGGCACAGACATAAAACGTCGACCGCATCGGTTGTACCGGCAACGTCGGCCAGCTGGCGCATGGCTTCAGCGTTTGCGGAGCGAGGGGATGCTTCGTAGCGAGAGCGAATATTGGCGCTCATCTGGGCAATCTCGCCAGCAAACGGGGAGAAAGAGGGCAGAGCGGAGATGGTTTTTTCCAGAACGCTGATTTCTTTTGCGTCACAGGTGCCGTCGGCATAAGCAATCGCATAAGCGCCCCATACGGTTGCTTCTACAGCATCGCGGTTCTCCATTTTCTTAACTTCAACGGCTGCTTTGCGGACTTTCTTTTTAAACATACCAAACATGTGATTTCCTTTGTTTTCTTATGCTGTTAAACAATTTGTTTTTAGGTTTAAATATCAGGCTAATGACTCAGTCAAAAGACCCGGACGACGAATCGGAGCATCCAGAGTCATACCCTCCAACGTCCCCGTGGCTGCTGTAGCAGGAACTGGAGTCGTGGTGGTGGTGGTGGGATGAGCCGTGATGTCTGGAGACAGATGCGCTGTCCTCGTGGACTTGGCTTCTGTTTTCCGTGAATTGCTGAGCGCCGGCTGCATCATCTGCGTAACTGGCGCGATGCCGAGAGGTGACAGAGTCAGCCCGATAACCAGAAGCGCCAGCGGCTGTAGTGTTTTTCTTTGGTAATTTTCCATGGGCAAAGTTTTTATCAGGGAACGGGTCGGGGCGCGGCGTCGAATCACTGCTCTTCGTGAGAGAGGTGATCGTGTTGGCTTGTGACACTACGGTGCTTTCAAGCACTCGGATTCGCTCATTGAGGTTTTGGATACGACTTTCGAGGAAGTTTAGATTTGAGATGACATTTCGCTCAAACCGCTTATTTCGAAGAAGATCGGAGAGGTAATTAATCATAAAGCCTCTTAACAGGAGCCTTAAAATAGTTGCGGCTGAGAAAACTCAGCCGCTTACAGGTCGTCTCTTCCATGAGACAAGCGCTAACCGCGCTATCATCCTTGCAGATCAAAGATACAACACGCCAGCGAATAAGTAAACACTTACTTATTAATTATAGGCACAAATAGATTCGTAAATACGATCAACCATCGTTGGCGATTCAGCAGCCGATCGCGCCATCATGTCGCACAGCTCATTGTCTGGGTTTCCATCATGACCTTTAACCCAACACCAACGGACACGATGACCGGATACCGCAGCATCCAGCTCCTGCCAGAGATCCACATTTTTAACCCGCTCACCGTTCGCCAGCTTCCAGCCGCGCTTTTTCCAACCTTTAATCCACAGCGAAATGCCATTAATTAGGTACTGGCTATCCGTGTAGATCGTCACGTTGCATTTTTGATTAAGTAGATCCAACCCTCGGATCGCAGCGAGCATTTCCATGCGGTTATTGGTTGTGGAGCGAAAACCTTCTTGAACTGTTTTATAGTGTTCGCCAAAACGAACGATGGCCGCAACTCCACCAGCACCGCCTGGGTTCTTCAGGCATGATCCGTCCGTATACAGAACAACCTCTTTCAAACGCGGGTCAAATTTTGTCGCCATGTTTTTGTCAGAGATATGTTTCTGCCGGTTGTATTTGATGCCTTTTTGTTTTGTTGGTTTTTTCGCCATTTCGCCTTTCCAGTTCGTTGCCTTACGCTTCTCTGTTTCGCCGTTTCGCTGATGTTTTTAATCTTCTCGGTAGGGGCTGCTGGACATACTTATCCTAACGATTTCGTTAAAAAAACTTCGACCCATATTGTTTAACGGTTCGGTCGAATCAGTGTCTTTTTAATCGAAAAAGTTAGGCGTAAGTCCAGCAACTCCCCCTACTGGTAAGCACTTTCATTCTCGTGGAAAGGGCTTACTCGTATAGGTTCCTCTTAGAATTTAATGGTTGAGCTTTTATTCTGTGAGTCAGGTATCTAAGTCGCTCCCCCTGTCTCACAGCCCTGTAGCTTTTGCCCTCAACCGACGCGAGTTACCACTTCGCGTCCACACCGGCAATACAGACCCTATGCTACAAATCCCGTCTGGGCCTTCCCAAGAGCGCTTGCTCAAGGTTCTTTACTGCTCCACCAGTCCCGACCGTTTCTCACCGAGAGACTGGTGTCGTTGCCATTTTGTGTTAGCTTGGCTGCTAAAAAATTTGGGCTACCAATGGTAGCCCAGCAATGATACATGCCAGATATTTATAAGTAAATAATTACTTATCATCTAGCCTCAGAACGACCCTTGAGCTGCACCTCAAGTGCAAAGTTCGAGTTAATCAGGTCGCCAACCAGCATCCCGATCTCATCGACATGTTTGCCTTCGCGCAGACTATCCACAACCCATTGATAGAGACTAAACGCCGTATCTCGCTTCTCCATCAGTCTGCGAGTGTTTTCCAGAAATTCGTTTTCCGCCAAGGCGACGATATTTGTTTCGTAAGTCATGCAGTGATCCTTTCGTTAGCTTAAAACCAGCTTAAAGCCAGTAAACCGGCTACAAAGCTGTAGTTTGAGGTGAGTGAAAAAAATAGACTCCAGAAAAACAGAGATTAAGGCACGTAAGTTCCTGAATCTCTTAAATAAGCCTGGCTCCTATATATATATTTAATATCTTTTAAAGTCTTTAAAACATAATGGGGTGAAGAGGTTTCTTAACAGGCTTCTTTCGAGGCTTCCTCTTCGCCGTCAGCGGATCATACCCACCCAGCGACTTCATAACGCCTATGTCGATCTCTGTCGTCTGGTGTCCAGTAGCACCACAGAACCCACGGAAGACGAGCAACATGCTGCCTCCAGTGTTCTCTCTGACTTCAACCAGTCCCAGATTAGTGTCTGGCTCCATGAACGCCACGCGCCCGCCCACAATCAGCACAGTCTGGTTCGCACTGCGTTTCACATCCAGATACCACTGAGTGTCGAGGGACTGAGGAACGAGCATGACAGTTGTCACTCCGTTGGCCTGTTCACGCGTCGCGGCGTCAATCCATGGTTTGATTTTGGAGTAGGGCGGATTGAGAAACGCGGTCGTGCCAGGCGAACCCCAACTGGACTTTAACGCATCACGTTCAACGCCTATAAAATCAGGCAGGAGCGCATTGTCTTTATTGCACGCGACGTCGACCTGAAACTTCATGCCGAGATACACCTCAATAGCTTTAAACAGCCATATAGGTGTTCTCCAGAGGTCTCGAAGACTACCGTCTCGCTCTCTGTTTTTGATTTTCTGAGAACCGTTCATACGTCCCCGTAAGTAGGTAAATGTTTACTTATTTTACAGTGTTGACTGTAACTAACAAGAGGATGTGTCGAGATCTGCTCTGTAACGCTCGGGATCGCGTTTTTTAGCGATGGATGATGTGATGGTTATCTTCAAGGAAAAAGCCCACGAGGGGCTTTCCTGCTTCGTCTCACATGCTGGTGTCGATAAGTGGGACGGTGGCTTCTAAATCGGCGATATCCAGTGCGCCGTATATCAAGCCCAATCTCATTGGCACATTCATTCGTCTGTTGGCGTAGAGAAAAGCCATAGCGCCGGCGCAGTACGCCTCCTTTCCTGACGGTAGATATCGATCCCCGTCGTCGTCATATCTTCCGCCTGTTGAGTAGGTTGTTTTGTGGCACTGAAACGGTCTCTGATCGTCTACCAGTAAGTCATTTTTAATCTGTTCCAGACGTCCCTCATGAAGCTCTATACCTCCGTCCTTCAGGAAAGGGCAGTCAGGGCATGGTCTTTTCATCTGGAAAAGCCGCTTGATATCCATTACATCGCCTCGTTTTTGAACTTCTTAACCAGCGGGGAATCTTCATTCAACGTGAGCGTTTTGCCATCTTTGATCGCCATCCCCAATACCGGAAGGATGCTCATCATCTGTCCCGCCTGCGCTGATGCGGTCGATGAGGGGTATGGTTTAGTTGGGTTACTCATCATAGCCAGACGGAATCCTGCCGTATCGCTGGCGCCTGTGTTAATTAGGTGAGTGACCGATATCTGGGTATATACGCTAAGCTCAGCCAGCCCCTGGCTCCAGGCCATGACGTTCTGAATCTTGTCCATCGCTTTTATCGGACAGGTATTATATCCATCCATGAAGGCTTTGCGCTCAAAACCTAGCTCAGCCATGACTTCGTCAGAAAGCTGATCCATCGAGAACCGTTTTTTGCGAGCGCCTGTTGAAGATGGTGAGCGTTTCGGCTTTTCAGGCTCTGACCTTGTTTCCGATGCCTGCTCTTCAACTACCGGCGCTTCAGACGGCGCTTCAACCGGCGCTTCAACCGGCGCTTCAGACGGCGCTTCAACCGGCGCTTCAGCCACTTCTATCGGTTTCTCAATCGGCTTAATTTCATCATCAATGTTACTCAGAAGCTCTTTTATTGCCTCTTCTTCACTTCTGACGGGCTTTTCAGCTGAGACTAGCGGCAAGAGTTCGCTGAACAGATCATCTGTTGTGTAGGTTGATGACTTCTTCACTTCAACAACCTCTTCTTTCAAAACATCTGGCTCTTCGATGGATGAAAGGCCGTCCAGTTCGGATAGCATTGCAATCAGATCAGCGTTGCTGCTTTCTTTCGCGGTTGAATTTGTAGCGCTCATGTGTTTTTCCTTTGTGATAATCGTTTTGATGAAGCTATTTTGACATGTGTCATCAGGCAGAGAAGTGAATGAAACAGGTAAACAATTTGTTTTGAGGCATAATAAAAGCCGCCAGGAGGCGGCTTTGTGGTGGGTGTCAGACGGGTATGGGGAAAAATCCGTAGTCATTTCTGGCCTTAATGAAGCACTGCATCATTAAGTCTGTATCGTATAGCGCCCCATGCGCCTTTTCTTCGTCATAAACGAACCCCATGGCAACGGCCAGCTCCTGCAATCGTGGGATCTTCCCACTTTCACACGCCCATCGCGCATCCATGGTATCGATCAGAGGTCGCTGAATTAATTCTACGCCGCAATCTCTCATTTGCTTGGTGATAAATGGAATATCGAATTGCCGACCGTTGTGAGCAACCCATACGTCCGCAGCAGCCAATGCTTTAGCCAGCGAAGCGGCCTTGTCTTCGAATAGCGGGCAATCCGCCAACATCTCAAGTGAGATGTGATGAACCGCCTGTGCCTTCGCATCTATATTCCGTCTTGGATTGAACCGCAGCGATACTTCGTTAATCTTCCGCGAGGTCTCCAGCTCATATGAAACGAGAGCGATCTCAATAATTTTATGTCCCGAGTAGACGTCAAGGCCTGTTGTCTCTATATCTATACCTGTTGCAACTGTCATAGTCGTTTCGCGCCCTGTTTGGTAAGCAGCTGTGCCACTTCCAGTGCCTTTTTAATCGTTCCGGCCGCGCTGTCGCACTCATAATCCATTGTGCGGTACTCGCTCGCCATAATTTTTACAGTGACCTTTCTTGCTGAAGTGTCTGGTGATACGGTGATGTACGCACCATTGGCGGTTTTCATATAGAGCGGAAACGGCGAAGGTCGCTCCTTCTCTATCGTATTCATCGCCTCTTCAAGAAGCTCAGCAACATCGACCCCAACCAGACCCATGACAGAGCAGAACACCGAATGAATCGCCGCCTTCGCTTCATTCGTCGTCATCAATCCACCAGTCTGTTTTTTGATAATGTCCACAAGGGTTTCTGAGACTTTTCTATCAAGCTCTTCAGCTGCGCTGTACATGTGTTTTCCTCTGTTTTTTTTATTATTCTGACTCATGAGATCAGGGGTTCAACATCAATGACAAGGCTCGCACTTCATAACAGAATTTGAAGCAATGCTCTTGACGATTTCATCCAGAGCACTAACACGGAGTTCCAGATCAATGACATCGTCCCGCATTCTCACAAACCGGGATAAGCCATCGCCAATCACCTTTTGCGAGAATGACAGGATCATCGAAGTCATGAGCATATTGATGTGGTTAACGTAGAACGGCTGCAGCGAGGCTCTTTGCTTTCGACAATGGTCTTGTGGGGAAAGTTGGACGCCGGGGCGTAGCATGAGGCACAGATTGAAATTCATCGCAGCCGCATCCAGGCAGACCATGTGAGTCTGGGCGTATAATTCCAGCACTTCATCGTTTTTGTAGTGTTTCGCTGCAATGTCGTGGGTATACGCCATGACGTCGATCGGCGTGCGATCTATGATAAACCCGGTCTTGTGCAGACCTGGCGCTTCCGTAATACTCGCGATGTGGCCGGCCACCATTAGCTGTACCTTCATGCGCTCAACAACAGGCATATCATCTCGTGATAAATCGACGCCAATATCGCTGAGATAATCCCCGACTTTGGCGTCGATGTATGGAATGCCCGACATCTCACTGTATGCTTTCGCCAGCATCGTTTTACCTGTTCCTTGCGCACCGCAAAGGCCAATTTTCATTTCAACTTCCTGTAAACAATTTGTTTAAACGATGGTGACTTCTCATCACCAATAAATTCATTTACCACGTCAACCGCTTCAAACCCCATCTGACGCATCGCTTCAAAGGGGAAGAAAGCATCAGCGTCAGGCACTTCGACATTGATGTGGCTTAGCCAGACTTCCGTAACATGTGACAGCATCGCCTCGTACACAGCAGATCCACCGATAACCCAGGCATTGGGAAACTCGCGCAAACAGCGTTCGACTGACGCGATCTGGATACCTTGTGGCGCGACTACAGCTGGTGAACGTGTTAGCATTACGTTTCGTCGACCGGGTAGAGGTTTTCCAAGGCTCTGAGCCGTTTTTCTCCCCATGATTACGGTGAATCCGTGCGTCAGCTCTCTGAAGAGACGCAAATCTGCTGAGCATTTCCAAGGCAGCTCATTTCCTCTGCCTATTTCAAAGTTCCGGCCAACGGCCGCTATCATTCTCATCGTTGAACCTGGTAAATATGAGGTTTGTGCGGGTGGTTATTCGCCATGCTGATTAGCTTGTTGCCAGCACAAATCGCCATGACCAAAATATTTTCCCGCTGATTGTCTTTGATCCATCGCGTCAGATGCTCCACGCTCTCGACCTGAACCAGATAGTCGTAGGCGACGCCGTGAGCGGAAAGCCACGCTCTGGTGACTTCCCGCTCTTCTTTCAAAAGTCGTTTGGTTGTGACCAGCACGATTTCAATGCCCGAGCGATAAAAGCCTTTCAGCATCCTGCTCGTTGGGTAAATCAGCTCGTCACCGGCCATCATGTCGATGCGGTCTTTTTCAATGTCGACGGAGACCCGATGTCTGCTGTCTGCGACTACGTCATCCAGCTCCACGAGCGCAAACATTCCCTTAGCCATATCAAACAGCCACCGGCACTTTGATCCACGGATGCGGCGCGTAACCTTCGATGCGAACGTCCTGCCAGCGGAAGTCATCAATCTCTTTCCACGACTCGGGGAAAATGACGACCGGATCTGAATTTTCCGGGATGTCACGATCCATCATCTCGTTAACACCGCTCATGTGGTTTTCGTAGACGTGAACGTCCAAACCGAAGTGAGAGAACATCATCGGCATGTGGTTAGTGACCTGAGCAATCAGAGACGTCAGGATGCCGTAGCCGGCGATATTGAATGGCATACCCACGAATACATCGACGCTGCGCTGAATCATTGCAGAACAGAGCGCACGGCGTGGGATGTTCAATGAGTCCAGCATTTCCTCACTGGCTTCGCCACAACGCGCGATCTCAGCCAGCAGGGCCGTATAGCGTGACTCGTGTAGATACTTGGCGTGTACTTCACCGATGGTATTTGCCTGGCGTAGACGCTCTTCAAAGCCGAGTTCGCGGCTCCAAACGTGATACATGAAGTGGCAGGGGGCAGCGCCATGTCTTCGAGTTCCCCAACATTCCACGCACTCATCATTATGCGGCGATCAGTCGGGTCGCGTCGTAGCTTGTCTACAATGCGCTGTAGCTGGTCAATTTCACGAGACAGAACAACGCGATCTTCTTCGACTCCGATGTAGCCTTCAGTTTTGTATCCACGGTATAGATAACTCTGGTAGTTTTTTACAAAGTCATATCGATCGACGATCCGGGTATCGTTCCAGCGACGCCATTGCTTGCCATATACCGGGCCTAATGTCCCATCCTCGCGCGTCCAGGCTTCCCAGATTTTGACGTCATGCTCGCGGAGAAACGCAACGTCGCCGGTTCCTTTCAAATACCACTCAAGCTCTACAAGTAGGGGCTTCAGATTTACGGCTTTGGAGGAGATAAGCGGAACGGCAGCGCCCCAGAGCGGATACTGCGAATTCACATAGCAGGTTCCAATAGTGGGGGTTCCAGTGCGATTGTCTGACTTAATGCCGGAGGAGGCGGCTTCCGCGAGAACGCAGGCGTAGGATGAGTCGGTCAAAAGGCCGTTTTCGAATAGTTCGTTCATTGAGTCTCTCATTGATAAGTAATGATTTACTTATTTTACACAACAACAAGAGGTATTGTAGAAAAAAAAACGGTCGACCAAATGGCCGACCGCTAAGATTCTTATGGAATGGTGATTAAGCAAAACAAAATAATACAAGGCGAGAAAGAATATACATCAGTAAGTGTTTACTTATCAAGGCATAATTCATTTTTTTAGAAAAAGTGACGCCCGATTACTGAGTCAATTGCCATATCAACGAATTTTGACAAATCAGCCGACTCATAAGTTGGCGACTTCAGGATTTTACCATCGGAAATTCGATAACCGATCATACCATCTCGGCCTTCAGCAACACGGAATGCGAGGTCATTCTTATCGTATTTACAGCCTTCAACCAACTTAGTGCGCTGCTCGGCATCAGACGGCCAAAGTTTCGTCATATTGCTGCGATGGACTTCAGCCACCAGATCAACGACAGGGACATTCATCAAATCCGCCAGGTGATAAACCATCTGTGACGCCACGTAGATGCGATTCATTGCGCCACGCAAATCCACGGCTAAACTGGTGGAGTCTGCATACCCAGAGCGGATTTTGGCCGCAATAACCTCAAGCTCTTCTGCGGCCACCCCAAACTGAGACAGCCCGAGGATGATATCTTCCTGCGGCTTTTTGCTGTGAGCGTGGACGTAGCTGGTGTAAATATCTTCGCTCTGCTCTTTTGTGAAGTGAGCCATGGCGTTAACCACACCGCCACGCACGCTGATCAATGTGCCAATACCAACGTATAAACCATCGGCCATAGCATCCAGAACTTTATCCATGTCCAGATGTTCAACAGCTTCGGCAGCTTCGTCTACAGCCTCTTCACGGATGAGACCAGCACGAAGCTCTAAAAGCTCAGGCGTGATGTCGGCTGCGATCGGATGTTGAAATAGTTCGTGAAACTCTGACACCATCTCGCCGATTTTCATCGTAATGTCGGAGCCACCAGGGTAGATCTCGTAAAGCGTGTCTATTTTTGCGCCATTTTTGGCTTCAGATTTCAGGCGAGATTTCTCTAATACTTTCTTTAACATTTTTAATTCCGTGCATTTGAATGATGTGATTATTGTGACCCAGAGAGCCAGGCCACAAAATAAATCAAAAGGCTTACAGGTCGCCAAATCCGCCAAGCATTGATGTATCAACGGCTGCGTCAATTTGCCCCACCAGATACGAAGGGATCTCCGTTTCCTGCGGCGCCACCTGAACGTTGTCGGTGAACAGCCAGCTGTTCATCCACGGCAGCGGATCGAAAGTGACATCGTCAAACAGAGGGTTGAGATGAAGTCGCTTCATCGCCAGATTTGTGCGGTACTTCACGTACTGTTTCAGGATCTTCGCATTCAGACCAATCATCGAGCCGTCTTTGAACAGATAATCAGCCCAACGCATTTCCTGCTCGGCCACGTCGAGCATCGTCTGGTAGACAAACGGCTCTTCCTCTTCGGCGATCTGCTTCCACAGCAAACCTTCGCGACCATTTCGCATATTTCGCAACATGCGCTCAGTGCCTTCGCAGTGTAGCGCCTCGTCACGCGCAATCAGTCGCATAATCTTCGCGTTGCCTTCCAGCAGCTTTCGCTCGCCAAACGCGAACGTGCAGGCAAAACTGACATAAAAACGAATCGCTTCCAGCGCGTTTACAGAAACGAGGGTGCGGAACAGCTGGCGTTGCATCGGGTATGGCTTCCCGCCGAACTCAGACGCGTACAGACGCTCAAATTCATCTTCCCCGAGATGCTCGCGAGCGCAGACCATTTGATAAAGCTTGTCGTACTCTGCCGATACGCTCGATGCGCGGCTGATAATCTGTTCATCAGTTACGATGCCGTCGAAAATCTCGCTTGGATCATCAACCATGCCTCGAATGATATGGGTGTAGCTGCGGCTGTGAATGGTCTCGGAGAAGGCCCAGGTTTCAATCCACGTTTCAAGCTCCGGGATGGAAGCCAGCGGCAGCAGCGTAACGTTAGGGCTACGGCCTTGAACGCTGTCCAGTAGTGTCTGGTAGCGCAGGTTACTGGTGAAGATATGTCGCTCATGATCGGCCAATTTCGTCATGTAGTCGATTCGATCTTGCGAGATATCAACCTCTTCCGGGCGCCAGAAGAATGACAGCTGTTTCTCAATCAGCTTCTCAAATTCACGGTATTTCTGGATGTCATACCGTGAAACGTTGACTGAATTGCCGAGGAACATCGGCTCTTTCGTCGCGTCGTTTGCGCCGAGACGGAAAGTTGAATAAGACATGTGTTTCCCTTTGTTATTTAATAAATTCTATGCCACTTCAGCTATCGATAACGCCATGATATGTGGACTTAACAGGCTCTCAAACGGAGAAGAAAGGTGGGCTTTCGCCCACCTGGTTATCAAATTTTGCAAGCGCCACCGCACTCGTCTTCCTCATCGATAAATTCGGTCGACGATGGAAGATGGGCCTGATGTGTGATCTTGTCGTCTTCACGAGCGCCGGCGCCATCGCGGGTGTTGTGGTAATAAAGCGTCTTTACACCCATGCGATACGCATCCAGCAAATCAGTCAGCATCTTTTGCATTGGCACGCGACCGGAAGCAAAGCGCGCCGGGTCATAGTTGGTATTGGCAGAAATAGATTGGTCGATGAACTTCTGCATGATCGCCACTTTGGTCAGGTAGCCAAAGTTATCCTCGATGTCCCACAGGTACTCGTAAGCGTCGCCGATGCGAGAAAATTCCGGCACGACCATCTTCACAACACCATCTTTGGACGACTTCACGGATACCGGGCCACGCGGTGGCTCAATGCCATTGGTGGAGTTGGTGATCTGACTGGACGTCTCGCAAGGCATTTGGGCGGACAGAGTGGAGTTGCGTAGACCGTATCGCTCAATATCTTTTCGCAACCCATCCCAATCCAGAAGAAGAGGGTGGTTGGCATTCAGTTCTGAGGCGTCCAGCTGCTTGCGGTAGTGATCGATAGGCAGTAAGCCTTTCGCATATTTCGTCTGACCAAACCATTCACATGCTCCCTTATCTGATGCAAGCAGGTTACTGGCCTTCAGCAAATAGAACTGAACCGCTTCAAATGTTTCGTGAACCAGTTTGTTTCCATCAACGCCGGAATACTTTGCACCGTTCTTAGCCAGCCAGTAAGCGAAGTTGGTTACACCAATCCCTAAACTACGACGCGCCTTGGCTGGTGTTTCCGCTGCAAACATCGGATAGTCCTGATAATCAAGCAGACAGTCCAGCGCAGAGACAGCGTAGAAGGCTACTTCTTCCAGATCTGCCAGAGACTCAAGAGCGCCAAGATTGAATGCGGACAGAGTACACAGCGCGATTTCGCCGTTCGGATCGTCAGTAAATGCCAGCGGCTTAGTCGGCAGGGCAATTTCGGCGCAAAGGTTCGATTGCTTAATGGGTGCCACAGCCTCATCAAAAGCGCCATGCGTATTCATATGGTCGATGTTGGCGATGTAGATGCGACCGGTCGATGCACGTTCCTGCATAAGCGAAGAGAACAGATCCACTGCAGGCACAGACTCTTTGCGGATTGACGGGTCATTTTCGTACTGAACATACAGACGCTCAAACTCATCCTGGTCAGCATAGAAGGCATTCAGAAGACCGGGGACATCGTGAGGGCTAAACAGCGTGATAGCCCCACCCTCGATCAAACGACGGTACATTAAGCGGTTCAATTCAACACCGTAGTCCATGTGACGCACGCGGTTACTGTCAACGCCGCGGTTGTTCTTCAGTACCAGCAGACTATTTGCTTCCAGGTGCCACAGTGGATAGTAAGCCGTTGCTGCCCCGCCACGTACACCGCCTTGAGAGCAGGACTTCACTGCCGCCTGAAACAGCTTCAGGAACGGAATAACACCCGTATGGGTCGCTTCACCGTTGCGAATAGGACTACCCAGCGCACGGATGGAACCGAAGTTAACGCCAATGCCGGCACGCTGGGAGATGTACTCCACAATGGCCGAGGTCGTTGCGTTGATGGACTTCAGTGAATCACCGGACTCGATCAGAACGCAGCTTGAGAACTGGCGAGTAGGGGTGCGAACGCCAGCCATGATCGGGTGGGCAATGACAGCTTGAACGTACTGGTTACGTCATAGAAACCTTTGACCATTTCCAGACGGGTTTTGCCCATATCGCCATTATTCCAGTCCTGATATAGACACATGCCCACCAGCATGTAGATATGTTGAGGTGACTCATAAATTTCCCCGTTTACTCGATGTTGTACCAAATATTTGCCGCGCAGCTGGGTCGTTGCTGCATAGCCGAAATTATCGTCACGTTCAGGTTTCATGTACGCGCCCAGCTCGTCGATCTCTTCGCAGCTGTATTTATGCATGATTTCGCTATCATAAACGCCGCGAGTAACGTTCTTCAGGATGTGCTCGTAGAAGTCCGGGTATTCGTATTGGCCGTGAGCATCTTTGCGAATTTTGAAAATACTCAGACGCGCTGCAACCTGGCTGTAGTTAGGGGAGTCGGCACTGATAAGATCGGCGGCAGCTTTGATTAGAGCGTCGTGTACCTGGCTAGTCGTCATACCGTCAACGATACTCGCTGCGGCCCCCATGGCGACGGCAGAGGCGCTTACGCCATCAACGCCGTCCGTTGCCCACATAACGACGCGGTTATACTTCTCTTCAGACAGTGCTTCGGCACTGCCATTCCGTTTGATGATTCGAATCATGTTGTTGTCCAAAAGAAAAAAGCCACTAAATGTAGTGGCCTATAGTAATAAGTAAATGTTTACTTATCAATGAAGCAAACTTAAAAGAATGCTCTCATCATAGAAACAGCTTGGCGGTATTGATCTGTTTCCAGTCCGGTGTAAACAGCAGCCAATGCGTCAGCCGGGTGTTCGTTTTTACTGACAATGCTCACTTCACCTTTAACCTTCTTCGTAAACCAGCCAGCATCCGGGTGTTTAGATACTGCCCACTCAATGATGGTATTTTTGGAGGTGTCTTTTTTTCCGCCGATATGCATTTTGATGTCATTTGGTGTCAACTGAATAATAGGTTTATCGATACACGCCAGAACACCGAGGCACAGGCCGTAGGATGTTTGGGCGCGGGAGGACTGGCTACCCACTGGCAGCTCCGCAAACACGATATTTACGCTATCAACGATGGGCTTAATGCCGCGCCAGATTTCGTTTGCTCGACGCAGATCGTCGCTATTGGTTCGAACAGTTTTTTTTGCTGAAGTTGTCTCTGTTTCAATCAGTTTAATTGACACGTCGGTCACTTCAGCAGTATCCAGATTCAGCGAACCAGTGACGATCCCAAAGTTACGCAGACTTGGGTCAAACCCTGCGAATTTAATAATTTTATTACTCATGTGCTTTCCTTTGTTGTTACCACGTTCCCCAAATGGGGTTAGCTTTGCGAAGCTCTATCACCTCGCTAAATTCATCAAGTTCGCATCCCGATGCCTGAATCTCTGAGAAACCGGCAATGACATCGGGCCACATTTCAGCGATGCAAACAGCCAGTTTTTTCATAGTTTCACTGGCGTACTGAAGGCTCTCTTTTGCGTCATCTGGGACGGCAGTCGACACGATGAAACCTGTTTCAACTTTGTCATCGAAGCGTATGCCGAAGTGAAGAACACCATCGCCAATCAGCGTTACCGGCATTTCCACCTTCGAAAATGCCTTTGATTTATGTCGTTGCCCAAATCGAGCCATGTCATTCTGAACGCGACGAACAGCCATCCTCGCGCTCATATGCTGGATACGGTCAGACAAATGGGCAGACTTCACCTGGTTAAAAACAATATCAGTATCTTCCTTGCTCGAAACGATTATGCCGCCACCCATATGATCGGCACCAAATACATTCCCCATGTAGACAAGCGCTGAATCACCTATCCACTGAGCGTCAAACAAGGCTTCGCTTGCCTCAATAATGCGCTGGCGTGTCAGCTCGTCTTTGTAATGGCTTGTGAAAGAGCCAAAATCTACAATACCGCCAAAGCGCATAGCCATTACCCGCGCTGCAGCAACGCAGGTAACGATCTGACCAAACTGATTGCCAGTCGGATTAAACGACATAGCTGCGACCCTCTTTGATCTCCAGCGTCACCGTTTCGCGGAACCACGACTTCATCTCCTTGTGCGAGACAATCATCACCGTGCCACGCTCACGTGCCTTCGCCTCCAGAATCCCCATTAGACGCTCAAGTCCTGCCGAATCCAGCGCATCGTCGATCTCATCGCCGATAAACAACTGAATGCTTTTGCTGGCCCGGTTCGCGACCATATCCTGAAGCGCCAGCGCACAAGCCAGACGCACTTTCCGCTTTTCACCACCGGACAGACCACGGAAGTCTTTGCTGAACCCAGCCTTCTCAACGGCAATGTTGAACTTGTCGCGGATCTCTCCTTTCTTCGTGGTGTCCATCGTTGACCATACCGCAGAGATATTGCCATCCGACATCGTACTCAGGTACTCCGCCGTTCTGTCGTTCAGGAATGGTGTTACTGCCGTCAGAATGTGCGAGCGAACGCCGGATGGGGAGTAAATCTGACGTGCCTTCTCAAGCAAAAGCGCCTGATCTTTCATCCCTTCGATTTCGCGTCGGATCTCTTTCAGCTTCTCTTTGTGGATTGCCAGATTTTCGCGATGACGGGAAATGGCTGCATTGTGAGGGTTAACTTCTTCCGAGATCGCTTTCACTTGTGCGTTTGCGCGAGCCAGAGCACTCTCTGCCGCTTTTATTTCGACTTGCCGTGACTTTACGTTACCCAGACTGCGGGTAAGCTCAGAAATGCGCTCAGTGATTGCGGAGACGTCGGGGGTCGAGGCGACAAGACGATCACGCAGCACGACGATTTTATCGTGACGCTCCGTTTTGGCCGCTAAATCCGCTGTTAGTGATTTAGCTTCGTCTACATACTTACGGACTTCGCCGACGTAGTTGTCATGAACGTGAGACAGATCACCGCTAGTGTATGGCTTACCGCACGTCGAGCATGGCTTGCCTACGCTTGAATTGACATTATCCGCATTCAGCTTGGCTTTTTTTGCTGCGCTAACGGCTCTGTCGCGGGCTGATTCAGTCGCTCGGATCTCCGCCGCTGCATCAGCCACCATTGTGTTCGCTGCCTGAACTTTCTTATCATGTTCAGCCCTGCCGGAAAGCTTTTTCTTTTCATCCGTGATTTGGTTCTCAATTTTGTTGATGGTGGCCGGGATGTCGGCCATTTCCATGCTGGCCTCCGTTACCTTGACTTCGATCAGCGTCGCTTCGGCTCGTGCTTCATCGAGCCTAACGGAACGTGTTCTCTCCCACGCCTCGGCAGCGGCTGTACTGGTCTCAATCTCCGTCTCTGTTGAAGTGATAAGCGATACTGTGCTTTCAGCCTGAGCGTTGGCTCTGTC